TCGGTGCAGTAAGTACAAGGAAAGTTTATCATCATACTTTCACTACCAATACCATCAGTAATCAATAAATTATAATAGTCAAATTCCCACTCGGTTGATGATTCATCAAACCTACGATTTATAATAACACTATCGTAATCTTGACTTAAAATTAGATTACCATCACTATCAACCGAATCAACATAGAAGTTACTTACTGTGGCTTTGGATTCATCTAAGACGGTAACCTCACTTTCATAATTCACTTCCGTTATTACAACGTCAATATCAACCACACTCCACCTACCATTTAGGTTGAGTTGTGGATTACTCATCTCTTCATACTTCTCACATCCGAATAATCCGAATATTAGAAAAAATACTAAATAAAATACTTTTTTCATCTTTTTTTGTTTTTACGGGTTTCTATTTTTCCATAGTATGGTTTCTTAGGTCCATACTTATTTTGTTTTGTATTCTTATTAAGAGGTACATCAACAGATGTGGGTACCCCAACTCTATTCTTATATACTCTTGGACAGTGATAACACGCACATGAGGATAAAAACAAGGTTAATAATATTAAAAGTGTCAATCTATTTACTTTCATTCTACAAATATATATATTTTTTTTGATATCACAACTAATTTCAAATGATTTTTTAAGTATTTATATACTATGAGAATAATGGTGTCTGAAAAACAACTTGAAAACATACTATCAAACGAACGTGAGATGGGTGAACAGGAAGATGGAACTGAGACTGGTACTGGTGATGCTGGTGCTGGAACAACAGCAGGTTCAAAGAAGTGGGAAACAGGTATTGAGAGAGGTCCTGCTAATCAACTTGCAGTGACTAAGTGGTCTGACACAGTCGGACAATCAACAACAAGAGGAAAAGCAAACCCAATATGGTAAATCACAAAGGATTAATTTTAGAAAGACATAACCAACTTATTGGTTATAGTGGTTACATGAACCCATCTCTACAGATGGTGACAGAAAGAGAACTACCTAAACAAAGACCATCTTATTTATTCGAATGTCATTTATCGGTAGATGAAAGATATTTTGTAATGCATGATGATGTATTTGATATTGTAGAACAGAAGGCATTGGGTTACTTATGGGATTCTATAGATACTTTTAAAACTATATTCGGTAATGTCCAAATTGATAATACGGAATATAAAGAGATACAAGAAGGAGTTGCAAAACTTCCATTAATGGAGAATAAATCAGATCTATATGCAATTCGAGACGTTTTAATTGAAGGTTTTTGGGGTAGTGTTGGTGATGGTCTTGCTGACTTTGGTAATTGGGCAAAAGACACTGTCGTTGATAGTGGTAAATCAATTGCTAAATTCGCAACTGATTCGTGGGATGGTCTTAAAAAGATGGGTGTTGCAATTTCTAAAGGAGATTGGAGTGAGATATTGAGTTTACTTGGTAGAGGTGTTTTATTTATACTGAGGAAATTAAAAGACGCAGCGTACAGTACATTAGGTATGATAGTAGATGCTATTTTAGTTGCCATACAAGTTGGTAAGGGAGCTCAAATGGTTGCGTGGGGTTTAATCACCGCATTAGACGTATACCAAATTGTTAATAATGATTGGCCTGATGGTGATGATAGAGATCAAATGTGGAAATACTTAGATTTAGGGTTTGATATGCTTGGTTTAGTATTCGCGGCAGTTGCTGCGAAAGGTGCAAAAGCAATATTCAGACCATTACAAGGTTTAAAAGGTGTCAGGTTAGCATCGAAAGTTGCTAAAAGTCCTAAACTAAAGGCACTAATCCAAAAAATTCTTAAAGCATCTAAGAGTGCCGCTGGTAAATTAAAGAGTGTGGCGAATCACATTAAAGGTAAGTGGCCAGCAGGATTTAAGTGGATCGGTAGTATTCTTGGTGGGTTAGGTAACGTAATTAAAAAACTACAAACATATTGTGGTAAATTAATTAGAAACTCCAACCTTAATTCAGCTAAAAATTTTAAAAAAGTATCTGGTGGTTTACCAACAAGAACAGGTATGGATGCTGTTAAGACAGGTGCCAAAGCGGCTGCGGTCGTCGGGGGATTATCCTATGGTATTGACGCATATGGACGTAGTAAAGGTGGAGGAACGAACGATATCCCCGACATTGACTTATCTGGTGCAATTGTGGATTATGACGACATTTAAAAAAAATAACTATTTATAAAAAAAACACATATGAAGTTAATTAATATTATACGAGAATCTTCGAACATTTCCAGTGAAATAGGTGAAAACGCCGCCGTAAAAGGATTATTCTTTAAACTGTTGGGTGGGGTCAATGATCTAACCATTGCAGGACTTAAAAATAGTGGAAAACTAAGACTCGTTACTCTTTCCGATGATGTTGTGAAAGTTTTTAACGCAAAAGGAATAACTGGGATGAAGACGGCAGATGATGTGATCTATGCGTTAGGTAAAAATAGTTTAAAACCTACTGCATTAGGTGATTTTGCTGTTGGAGTGATGAAAACCAAAGATGTTAGTAGCACTCAAATCATGAAATTAGCCCCTGATTTTGTCACCATGCCAAATTTTATTAAAAGATATGCAACGGAAGGTAAGAAACTGACCCAAGCGGGATTAAAGAAAAGTGGTTATAGTGATATCGCAGCAACTGAGATACTCAAGGCTTCGAAAAACAGTAAGAAATTTCAAGACGCACTTAAAGGGGTATCTAAAACAGGTACTAAGACTGGTGTTGAAGCGGCTAAAGGTGGACTTCGTAAAGTATATAACGATACAGTATCATATCTTAAGGGGAATAAAAACGCGGCGAAGAACCTTGGTAATCTACCTAAATCATCGAGAACCGTACGTTTACTTAAATGGATGGTAAGAACATCAGTAAAGGGAGTCGTAAAGGTGTGGACACTAAAGTGGTTAATTATATTGGGTCTTGGTGGATATCTCGCTTGGAACTGGAAAGAATGGATGGGTTTAGGGGACCTTACAAAATGGGACAATGATGATTTTGAACCTGAAGTAGATTTTCTTAAATGTATTTTAATTCCTTTAGGGGATGACGAGGGTGTAAAAATTGAAAGTGATGATAAAGGTAATCCAGTACTTTATTATATAAAAGGTAGTTCATACGACGATCAAGGTGGTTTAATCTTTAGAGTTGATGGTTCTGTTGAAACAGGAGATGGTTCTAAAAAAGGTACTTGGTCATGTAACACATCAGGTCTTGATATTCAGGAACAATCAACAGGAAGTGAAATTACATCGAAAGAATTGAGTATTGTTATTGAAGACCTAAATGATAACCTAAGTGGTGATTTATTTGATGGTGATAGTACTGATATGGTAGACGCACTTAACATCGTTAAAGGTGTTGTAGGTAAAACATACAAGGGTAAAACAGCAATAAAAACAATAATACACAACTACCCTATACTTCACGGTAATTCGGTTATAGATGACATTAATAGTCTCACAAACTTAGATTTTAATGGGTTAGAACAAAAAAAGGAATTACTTAGTCTTCTTGGTTTATCATCAGGAAAATCAAGTGGTGGTAACCAATCAGGTGATTCTGACAAGAAAGGTGATTCTGATGTAAAAGGTGATGGTAACACATCAACAGGAATTTCCCATATTACTATTAAATGGGGAAGTGGTAAAACCACACCTGTTGTTGGTAAGGTAAAGTACGTACAATGTAAAGACCTTCCATTTAAGTATGGATGTATTAGTAATAAAATTAAAACTATACAGAAGTGTTTACCCGCAGAATTAAAAGTGGATGGTTATTATGGACCTAAAACGTCTAATGCATTATGGAACCTATATCAAGGAAAAGAGAAAAGTGACATAACTAAATCAGTTTATGATAAAATAATGGTTGCATGTGAGAAGAAGGATGAAAAAACAAAGTCTACAGAACCAAGAAAGAAAATTGAACCAATCACTAAGTTAGAACCTAAAGGACTTGCTCCTTTAAAGATTTATGACACTGACGCAGTAATTGCTAAAATAGACCCTGTGGTGATGGCCGCTAATATTCAAAAAACAATTGATGGTCGAAGAATTGATAGTATCATTGCAAATGACTTAAAGTATAGTGCTGGTAGATACGTTCTTAGAATAGATGATGAATTAACTGATAACCAACTTAAGACGATTAACCTTTACATGGCGTCTAAAGGATTTAAAGTACTTCGTAAGAAACGTGAAACTTTAGATGGTAGTAAATATGTTTGGAAACCGGATAGTAAAGATGCCAAAAGAATTGCAAGAAAAGAAAGATCAATTAAAAAAGATCAGGATAAAATTAACGACATAAAAAACAAAGACAATGAATAAGAAACTAATACAAGAAATGGTAAGGAAAACTCTAAATGAGAGATATACCATGAACAAAACATTTTCTTTGATTTTAGAAAACGAAGATACCTCAGATCAAGAAAAATTAGATAATGCAATACAAGCATTAGCGGATTTAGAAGATCAGGGTAAATCTGATGAGGAGATTGAAGGTTCTCTTGACGAAGGTATAACTGACTATCTTAAAAAATATTTAATGCCAGGTGGTGATAAAGATTCTGATAGTGAGGGTACCGACCTGACCGGTGGCAACATCGCATCTAAAGCAGGAAGTGGTATCATGTCTCAGGTTAGGGGATATGTAATTAAAAAAATGTTTGGTCTTATTGGATTTAAGGGTCAATTGGCCAGTGCTTTAGCCGTGGGTTTTGCTGATTTAGGAATAAACGAGATAATTGGTCTGTTTAAGGGTGGTAGTAACTGTGAAAAACACGGTCCTGCTATAGTGGATTCGGTAATAGAAGGTGTGGTGGAATATCTAACATACGATACTGAAGAAGGATCAATAGCATTTACCTTTGTAAAACAGACTTTAGGGCAATATCTGAGATCATCATCAGTTGGGGAGGTTCTTGCTGAAAAAATATGTAATGCGGATATAAAAGGATCTTTATCCAATTTAAAAACTTCAATATCAGAAGAATAGGAAGAATGTTTAAAATTTAACAAATAACCTCACTTCGGTGGGGTTTTTTTTTGATCTAACTGATATTTATAAGAAGAGGTTGGGACTTTGGTCGGTCTAAAACTGATAAACGATTATTAACGGAAAGGAGAGTGAAACTTATCTCGGCAGAGAGGTCTATTGACCTCTTTGTTTGTTTACAATAGTTTGTAATTCTCTCATTGTTTTCTCCGCGGTCGTTTCCTCTTTAATTGTTTTAGTGATCTTATACTTTTTCATATAACGTTCCTCAAAAATACTTCCCACCCCAATTTCAACTATTTCGGAATCCTCAGGTATTAAAGGTTTTCTTTTGGTCGTACTAATGACATCATCAACGTACACATCTCTAAACACCTTTAAGTGAAACTTTTCTTTTTTACGGTATGTTGTTTTATAAACTACTACTACAGGTAACTTCATTACTTTTAAATACATAAAAAAAGGGAACCATTACGATTCCCTTTTGTGGAGGTGGCGGGTGTCGAACCCGCGTCTTGTTCGTCTCACCCATAAAGGACTACACGTTTAGAACAGTATTTTCTAACACTTCGAAATAGAAAGTTATTTAGAGGAAACTAACATCCTCGGTCCAATCCTTATTTAAAGAGACGACCTTACACCTCTAACACTTTTAAGTGGTGTCACACTTTAAGGACTTCTGTTCCAAGGTATATGTCCACCGACCCGTTGTTAACACTAACTTAGTTATGCGTTAACTGCGACATTATCAGATACAAGACCTAATACTGCCATTTCACTATAAACGTTGCCGTCTGAAAATTTCCATCATGGATTAAAGTCATAGATGAAGTTTGACTACGTGCCCCGTACGATTGACAACGCCAATCAATGCCAACTCACCCCCATTTATTTTTTGTTGTGATGTTGTCTTCCACTACCACTCACATAAGGTTCTCCACCATCAGTTCTTGGTTTTGGTTTTCTTTTTGGTCTTGGTTTCCTTTTTTTCTTAGGTTCTTCATTAAGGATTGGTTTTTTCATATCCTCAGTTACCTTAGGTTTAGGTTTTCTTTTATTCCTTGGTTTTCTTTTCTTTTTAGTTGGTTCGGGGATTACAATAACCTCTGCCTTAACACCAAATAGTCTTTTAAAGAATGCGATGATTTTTTTCATAATAATTGTTTTATACTCTAATATACACATAAAGGAATGGAAAGTCAAACTTTAAGAGGTAAATACTTCTCGTAGAGTGCCTCAAAGAATAATTTACTCTTTTTCCATTTTTTATCTACCTCTCCAATTGAAAGGTGGTATAGTTTTATTTTAGTTGTCACCCCAATTTTTATACCTTCCATGTAATTTAACAAACATATAGGTAAATCGTAGAAGTGAAAACCGTCGAAATCTACATTGAAAAGATGTTTAATCCTTCTCTTATGTACCATCATAAATAGTCCATCGATTACCACAACCTCTTTTAAGTCATCACCAAACGACGGTGAATACTTAGACATGTACCTTTTACCACGATTAATGTGTCCAACTTGTCCTTGCATAGAGTCCTTATCATTCCACCACATACCACTTATCAAATTGTCCGTACCTGCTAAGCCGATTATCCCGTATTCAGGCTTACGGTCGATCAGTTTAATTATTTTGGGGTTTAAGTTCTTAGTTTCAAACTCAAGATCATCATGAATGAAAACAACAATATCATTCTCAGATTCTTCTATCCCTTGGTTGTAAACTTCGGTTAATGATTTATCACCATTATTCTCTACAAAGATATATTGGTTTTTTGGGTGGGAAAAGAATTTCCTGACGTGGTCAACGTAATCTTGGTTTATTGATCTTGTTGAACAAACAACTGTAATTGTATTCATACTGATTAATATACGAAAAATAAAAAGATAAAAAAAGGTTATTGTTGTGATCTCTCCTCAACAATTTGACGAAAACACGTCTCATATCTTTCTAACATATTAGTTGGTGTGGGTTTGGTGGATAGTTCGGACACACGATCACGTAACTCGTCAAATATGTCTAACCTGTGAGCTCTATATAATAGTTCTTCTAATTGTTCACTATTTGTGTTTCCCATTTTGGATTATGTCAAGTTGTTGTTGTAATTTCTGAATCCTTAATTTAGAATCTTGAGTTTTATCACTCTTTAATTTAAGTATTTCAGATGTTAGTTGTTTTTTCCGTAGTTCCATAATTCCGTTTCTGTTTATAAGTCCCATTAAAATAAGTATTAAAATAATTTTATTGTGAACGAGATAGGATTCGAACCTATGACCGTCTCCTTAGAAGGGAGATGCTCTATCCAGCTGAGCTACTCGTCCATTAAAAAAGAGAGGTTTCGGGTCTTTCGGGGTTACTACGATATAGAGGTTAACCCTTACCTTTTTCTATATCATTGTAGCTTCACTACCTCTCTCATTAGTACCGTTGGGCGGGATCGAACCGCCACGAACATTACTGTTCAAGGGATTTTAAGTCCCTCGTGTCTACCAATTCCACCACAACGGCATAATTATAATATAAGAACAAAAATCTATTGAATCAACCCTCCCCATATAAAACAAAAAAACCCCACATTTCTGTGAGGTCTACTATCGTCTTTAACTTTATTTATGACTAATCAGTCAATAGTTGTTTAGATGTTTTTACGGGTTCACACCCATCCTTATCGATCTTAGTTAACCTATTCTCGAACTTATCAAACCTACTGTCAATATGACGATAGATATCTTCGACTTCTTTATGTAAGTCTCTTGTTATACCGTCCATCCTAAGATGGAATTCTGCACGGTCACTTTCTAAATTTAATTGTGTTCCATTTATAACTTCCTCGAAGTTATTGGAACGTTGTTTTACCTTAAATATACCTACTATAACATACCCTAAACCGAGCACACCAATTGATGTAAACATACCCAAAATGAATTCTAAATTTTCCATAATTTATAGTTTTAATTTAATTTATGTCAAAGAACGATAGTATAGTAAGTATAAACAAAAAAATTGATATAGTCAATCCTATGATATTTCAAAATCTTACGATATTTATTAGTAAGTAAAAATAAAATTAATTAAAATTTAAAAGTTATGGCATTCAAAGACATTTTTAAAGATGAGAATAATATCAACGAGAAGTCGGTGGTTGGTTTCGCATCATTTGCAATTATGGTAATATTTGCAGTTGCAGATTTATTAACGGGGTACTTTGGTAAGGACCTTGTTATAAACGAATTTATTTATAATTCGTTCGTTGTTATTACTCTTGGATCTTTCGGTATTGCTGAGGTAGGTAAAATCTTTGGGAAAAAAGGTGGAGAACAAGGAGAACAATAAATTTAAGGTATAATAATTAAAGAACATGTTATTAAAAAATGGAACACGAGGGAATGAAGTTAAAGACCTACAAGAATACTTGGGTATACATGCAGATGGGGTCTTTGGTAAAGGAACTGAGGGATCTGTTAAAAAATGGCAGTCTGATAATGGTTTGGACTCTGACGGTATTGTCGGTCCTGCCACTTGGGATGCTATGGGTTTGGCTACTACTGACAATTCGGAGAAGGTATTCACAACAGAAAACGGATTAATAATTAATAGACATCATTTACCTGTGGGTCAATATAAAACGGGACCAACAAATAAGGAGTATGTATTCATACATCACACTGCGGGTTGGAATAACCCATATAACTGTATTGATTCTTGGGGTCGAGACAATAGAGGTGCGGTGGCTACTGAATTCGTATTAGGTGGACAATCCGTTAAAGGGAATGACAACAAATACGATGGTGAAGTTGTACAATCATTTCCTGAGGGGTCATATGGTTGGCACTTAGGTAAAAATGGATCACAGTACATGCACGAACATTCAGTTGCTATCGAAACATGTAACTTTGGATACGTAAAGAATGGTAAAACATACGCAGGAACAAGAGTTGCTGATGATCAAATAGTTACATTATCACAACCATTTAGAGGTTATAAGGATTGGCACAGATATTCTGACAAACAAATTGAGTCACTACATAAATGGATTCTTTGGGTATCAGAAAGAGACGGTATTGACGTACGTAAAGGTTTACCTGATCTTATTCGTAAGATAGGTGTGTCGGCATTTGAATTTCAAGATGATGCTTATTATGGTAGAGTCAAAGGATTGTGGACACACACCAATACACGTAAAGATAAATCCGATATGTTTCCACAACAGGAACTTATTGATATGTTATTAAGTCTATAAAAAAATAAAACCCCAACAAGGTTGCTGGGGTTTTTGGTCTACAGTGGTTTCAACACCACCGATATTAACGTGAAAAACGAAAAGGTGTATCGGCAAAGATAACCTTGAATGTATAAATATATATAAAAACCGAAAAAGTCAAGTTTTTAACTAAATAAGGGGGGTATTTTTTAGAATTTCTAAATTACCCTCTTTTATTTTTAATATAATACCCATCTCTTTCGTGATATCACCCGTTAAAATTTTATCACTAATAAAATCCTCACATAGGTTCTGAATAATTCGTTTTATGGGTCTTGCACCATACTCTTCCTCAGAATTACGGTTTATGATTTCATCAACGACTGATTTATGAAATGTAATTTCGTAGTTACTCTCCAAAAGTCTTTTACCTAAATGGTCTAATTCAATTTGAACGATTTTCTTTAGTGATTTATTATCTAATTTGTCAAAAACAATTACATCGTCAATTCTATTTAGGAATTCAGGTGAAAATTGATTCTTTAAAGACTTTCTAATAATTGAATCTTTAATCTTTTCGTTATTACTATCATCACTAAATCCAATTCCACCACCAAATTCAGAAACTTTCTTAGCACCTATATTAGATGTCATGATTATTAATGTGTTCGTGAAATTAATTTTTCTACCAAACGAATCTGTTAGGTGACCTTCATCTAATATCTGTAGTAATAGGTTGAAGACATCCTTATGACCTTTTTCTATCTCATCAAATAAGACAACAGAAAATGGGTTGTTCTTAATCTTCTCAGTAAGTTGTCCACCTTCATCAAATCCAACATAACCAGGAGGAGACCCAATAAGTTTAGAAACGTTGTGTTTCTCCATAAACTCACTCATATCCACCCTAACAATTTTATCAGGATCACCAAATAAGGTTTTAGCTAATGTTTTTGCTAAGTGTGTTTTACCAACACCTGTTGATCCTAAAAACATAAATGACCCAATTGGTTTGTTAGAACCTCTAACACCGACACGGTTCCGTCTAATTGATTTGGAGATAATCTCAACCGCATTATCCTGACCTATAACATTCTTAGATATTGTCTTTTCTAATGATAGAAGGTTCTTAGTCTCTTTTGTGTCAAGTTTAGTGATTGGGACACCCGTCATCTCGGTTATGATATTATATACATCATCAATAATAACAGGTTTCTTATTTAACTTTTGTTCAACACTCCACTTTTTCTTTTCGGACTCTAATTTCTTAATGACCTTTTTCTCATTATCTCTTAGTTCCGCCGCTTTCTCATAATCTTGATTCCTAACCATTTCTTGTTTATCCAACTTAATTAGATCTGATTGGTTTCTCAGTTTTTCGATAATAGCGGGAATTTTCACATTAATTTTCTTTTCAGAACCTAATTCATCAAGAATATCTATTGCCTTATCAGGGAACTGTTTATCTGTAATGTATCTTTTAGATAAACTAACGATTGTTTCAATGACATTATCTTGGTATTCGACCATGTGATAATCCTCATAAGAATCTTTTAGGTTTTTTAGAATATCTATTGTTTCATCTGTAGTTGGTTCAGTTAGGATGATCTTTTGAAATCGTCTAACCAATGCACTATCTTTTTCAATATTCTTCTTGTATTCATCAAATGTAGTTGCTCCGATACATTGTATTTCACCCCTCGCTAATGCTGGTTTAAGAATATTTGCGGCGTCCATTGATCCTGATGCATTTCCCGCACCGACCATTGTATGAATTTCATCTATGAATACAATTACATTTGGTGCGTCTTGTAATTCATTTAATATTGCCTTAATTCTTTCCTCAAACTGACCTCGGTACTTAGTTCCCGCAACTAATGATGTTAAATCAAGGGACATTATACGTTTATCTATTAGATTAGTGGGACATGTCCCATCATTAATCATAAGTGCAAGTTTTTCTACTAACGCTGATTTCCCAACCCCCGCATCTCCAACAATAATGGTATTATTCTTCTTTTTCCTTGAGAGAATTTGAGCAATACGTTTAACTTCTTTATCACGACCGATTATTGGATCGATTAAACCTTGTTCAGCAAGTTTAATTAAATCTCTTGAAAAATTATCTAAAATAGGAGTTGAACTCCCCTTCTTTCCTTTACGTTGTTGTTGAGGTGCTCCCTCTTCAAAAAATTCTACAGACATATATTATAAGGTTTTGTATAAACATAACGAAAATCATACAAAAAGTCAAATCTATTTTAAAAAGACATTTAGTCATGATTTTTTATGATATACCGACAAAATGTCATATATCATAAAATGGTACTCATATTGTAATAGGAGAATTAATAATAAATAAAAAAAACGTTAAATTATGTTAGTATTTAAAAATGACCCATTCTTTAAAATGGTGGACAATTTCTTTGATATTGCAGAGGAAAGTGAAACACACGGTCAAGTTATGTGGAATCAATCTTATGATGATAATCAACATTTAGTTGAATTTATTGTACCTGGTTTGAGTAAATCAGACATATCAATAGTTGTGGAGGAAAACCAATTAAAAATTTCACACGAAAAGACGGAAGAGACCTCAAAGTATGTTAATTCATTTGGTAGGGTATTTGATTTACCTGAAAATGTAGACGATAAGAAGATAACCGCTAAGGTTGAAGATGGTGTTTTACGGGTGTTACTACCAAAAACCAAGAAGAAAAAGTCACAAAGAACAATTTCAGTTAATTAAGATAGCCCCCGTAAGGGGGTTTATCATTTCTTAGATATTTATAATATACATCAGACTGACTTGATTAAATCGTGATAAATTGTTATATTAAATTAAAATACAAAAATTATGGCAATACTATCAGAGAAAATCAACGGTAAAGAGATTTTAATTGAAATCGATTCATCTAATTTAAAGTCTGCATCTTACAATACGGAAGGTGGAACATTAGTCGTCACGTTTAAAAGTGGTGGAAGTTATGAGTATTATAAAGTCCCGTGGGAAGCGTTTACTAAATTAAGACTCGCAGAATCACAGGGTAGGTTTTTCAATCTTAGTATTGCAAAGACTTATGAGTTTAAGAAATTATAATGAAAAACATTCAATTAGTTGATGAGTTAATCGAAGAGATTGGCAACAATCAAGATATTGTTAAATCATTTGAAATTAGAGATGCACTGTCCACCGACATATTCGGAGAAAAGGATGGTGAATTTTTTATGCTTGATGAAATCAAAAAAAGATTAATGGTCGTTACTGAAGAATTCATGAATTTTATTGACATTGACTTCTTTGTACATGACATTATATTAACAGGTTCATTGGCTAACTACAATTGGTCCAAGTTCTCAGACGTTGATTTACACATTCTAATTGATTATAACGAAACAGAGTACAACCTCGACTTATTAAAGAAATTCTTTGATAGTAAGAGAAGTTTGTGGAATAAACAACATGAGATATTAATAAAAGGGTTCGACTGTGAGATATATGTACAGGATGTTAATGAAAAACATTTAGCGTCGGGTATCTATTCTGTCTTAAATGATGAATGGGTGGTTACCCCTGAACGTACAATCCAATCAATTGATAAAGAATTGATTATTAAAAAGTCGGAGGTATTTGAGGATTTAATCGATGGTATTAAATCATCTTTTGAGAAAGGAGATGACGTTTCTGAAGACATATCTAAGGTTAAAAAGAAATTAAAATCATTTAGACAGTGTGGTTTGGACAAAGGTGGTGAATACTCATATGAGAATTTAGCCTTCAAACTTTTAAGGAGAAATGGTTATATAGGGGAGTTGTTGGGGATCCAAACTAAACTCACCGATAAGAAATTATCCATAGAACAATAGAAAACTAAATATTTTTCCTGTTATTGTTGTATTTATAATAAAAGAATAAGTTAAAATCAAATATACTAATATGTCAAAACTTAGACCATTGGGTAGTGAAAAATTACCTGTAGATGAAAAATTAAAAAGGATTATGGAAATTGCCAACTATGGTAGAACCCCTAAGTCCACAATTAACGAAAACAAATCACACAAAAAAGTGGAATTCCTTATGGAGTCTACCAACGGTATGTATGGTATTGTTAAAGAAGGATCTTCGTACTATGTACAAAAAGGTATTAACGAATCATCCCTTGATTATATCGGTGGTATGTTCATGAAAGACAAAAATAGGTTTTCGTCTTATTCATCAGCATTAAAACGATTAGAACTTATAAGTGGTCAAGAAACACTTAATGAAGCAAAAAAATACGTATTAAAATCTAAAGGTGGTGAATCATCAGCACCTGTTGAAGATATTCCCGCTGAACCAGTTGCTGCAGAACCAGAGATGGACGCACCAATTGATGATGCACCTGTTGAAGGACCTGAAATGGACTCAGTAGATGGTGACGAACCAATTGAAGACTTACCAACTGACGATTTAGAAGATGAAGAAGGTAAGAAATCTGATTACATGGAAGAGGTTCAAAAGTTCTCAGGAAAATTAGGTCAAGCATTAAGAGATGTTAAAGACAACATGGAAAGTGATGACATCAAGTATGTTATTAATATGATTCTTTCTGCTGTCGATTTAAATGCATTGGACGAAGACGATAGAGAAGATATTGCAGAAAAGTTTGTATCAGAAGATGACGAAGACTTTGTTGATAATTTTGACGAAGATGGTGAACCAATTGATGGTGTGTCAGATGATGAATTTGGTGATGAAGAAATTCCTTCAGATGAAGACACTGAACTTGACGAAATCATGGGTAAACTTGAAAGTTTTGTTAATACTGACGAAATTGTTGACGAACAAGAAGAGTCAGAAGGAAATAACTCAACAAATTTAGAGAATTTAGTTAAGACGATAGCATTATCGGGTAAATATTCCGAAGTTGTTGATGAAATGAACCCTGAAGAGTATGGTGATGAGTTTGAATTTGGTGACAACTTCATAAGTCAACTACTTGATGAATATGTGGATCATGATCAATACGAGGACCTATATGACCTTTTTAAAATGGAATATGGTGATGTTATTTTAAGTCTATTCCAAAGTGGTGGTGAAGATACTGAAGAAGATATTGAGGAAAAAAGAGAATTTGACATTAATAAATTAAATGATCTTGGAATGGCGGAAACTGTTTCTGATTTAGATGAGGATGTTGAGCTTGATTTGGATGAACTTAAAGGTGAAATTAACAAACATGTTGACGCAACTTTGAGTAAATACTTTAAGTAGATATGAGATTAATCTATATCAATGAGATTGGAGCTGACTATAAAGGTCAGAAACAATATGAATTCATTTTCAGTAGTCAAACAGAATTTGATATAGAGGAATGGTACCATGTACCAGCATCAACATACCCCGAATCACTTTCACCCGATTTAGAATATGTGGATTCTGTTGGAGTGTTGAAGAACACCGACATTAACCTCGACCTTATACAAAAATCTGATTACTTCGGTATTATAGATTCTGTAGATGGTGTTGTAGCCTTAGGGTGGGAAAAGTTTGATTATGAGAGTGAGTTTGAACGTCTCACTTTTTCTTTTGGTGAGAAATTTGAAAAGGTAACCGAAAAATTAGATGGACGTGGATACAAACTTATAAAAGAAGATTTAAAATTTAAAATGGGGATATGAAAAGACCAGAATTAGTAAAAAAACTTATGAATGAAGGTTTAAGTGAGAAATTACTTTCAAACCTAACAGATAAACAACTAAAAGACCTATCTGAGAGAGTTTTATCGGAAGAAACACTTAACATACCTAAAGACGATAAACCATCAATAGATCAAGCTAAAAAAGGTGGACAAGCATTTGTTACTTACGAAGAAGATTCTGTTGGTGAATTATGTGAAGTGTGTGAAAAAGAACCATGTTGTTGCGAAACTAATGAAGTGAACGAATGGGTTGAAGGTTTAGTTAAATCTAACTACCACCCTGAAGTAACAACAAAGAAAGAGATGTATGAAATGATTGGTTCATTATCTGATAGTGCAGATGCGTTAGGAGACTCTAAAAGAATGTTTAGTTCAGATGGTAATATAGTTGATGAACAATCACCTCAACCATCCGAACCTGATACGGATGCTCCTGTAAGGGAGAAACCAACAACAAAACCAGGTAAACCAAAAAGAGAAAATCCGTTTGAACCAAAACATAAACCAAAACCTAAAGCGGTGTTACCAAAACAACTAAGTTTTGCATCATTAGGTATTGAATTAAAACAAGCGGCGGAATGATTAATAAAAAATCACTTTTAGAAACAATTAAAAACATTAAGGAAATGCCAGTAGATTATGGTAATAACCCTGAAAGAATAGAACCAGGTCTTGAGGATAAACTTTCAACACAAGACACACCTTATAAAGATAACCCTGCGTTTCCACAAGATACCCCTGATGGGTTACCATCTAATTGGGAAGAGTTATTGGCGTCTAAGAGATTTAAAGACGTTGTGGAGAAGGTAAAACGATATACGGGTACCGAAGGTAATGTTACCGATCAAGGTACATTCATGTCTCTTGTAGGTACTATGCAACAAATGTTAAGTAGTGTTTTACAGTTCGAATCAGAACACAAAGAATATTTAGAGAATTTAGCGGTAGAATTAGTCAAGAAAGAAATGGCATTACCTGAAGGATCATTACAATTTGATGCTAAGTTAGTTGGTATGGGTGAAATTTCACCTGAAGGTTTCCAACAACAAGGTGAAGAACCAAGTGAAGAAGAAGTACAACAACAATTTGGTGTTGATGCTGATGAAGCTGAAGATGATGTGGAAGATTTTATCGACGCATTTGAACAGTTTGATCAAGAGACGGCTAAAAGAAGATTTATAAATTCATTAATTCAAGGGTCATCCAAAAAAGGACATTACATGTTTGAATTAGTTGCGACGGAATTAGAAGAAAAAAACCCTAACATCCTTACTCAGTACGGTATATTAATGTCAGTAAACGATCTTATGTATTGGATATTACCTGATGATGTTTTACAAAAAGGTATGGAAGGTGAAAGTTTTGCGGGTAAAGAAGAGGTTGATACTGAAACAGATCCTCCAACAGTTAGAGCAACTGCAGTATTTTTTCCAGCATTAATTCACGAACTCATTAAAGGTGTTATGGAAGTTATGGGAACTAAAGGTTTACCTGACGATCCTCGTGCCGCTGAGATGGTTATGAATTCGACAGATACTTTACCATCGGAGATATGGGATTTAAGGTTAGGTCCTGTTATTTGGGAAAAATTTAGAGAGTCTTATCCTGAAAAAATTATGGGTGAGGAATTGAAACACATCCAAAATTACTTATTCTCAAGATTCTCATCCTTAGATAATGATGAATTTTTTAAAGTTTCAAGAGAAATATTGAAAGGTAGTAATTTAGGTAAAGAGATTATAAGTAACATGGTTGACCAAATCATCACTGATTTACAAAGTGAAGATTATGAAGAAGACGAATACGAAAGAGAATACGGAAAAGACGATGAATCAAGTGGGTTTGATAACTTATTAGGTTCACTCGGAATATCACTTTCTCCTGATGATGACGATGACGGACCAACCGTATAAAGTACAAAAGTGGTCCATTGACCACTTTTTTTTGTATATAATGATATGGATAAGAATAAACTAATACAACTTAAGGAATACGCTAAGATCATGAAGGATACTCCTTATGCTCTTAAAACGTATTTACAAACATTTGACAATACACAGAAAAAGTATGTGCCGTTAGAGTTATTTCCAGATCAAATTGAACTTATACATGATTACGATAACTATAATGAAAACATTACCCGTAAGTACAGACAAGCGGGTGTATCTACAGTAACCGCAGCTTGGTTATCTAAAAGAATTCAAACCGCAAAACCCACCAACCCCGAAAGAATTCTAATTATTGCCAACAAACGTGATACTGCGATTGAGATGGCTAATAAGGTTCGAGGTTTTTTAGATCAATGGCCCGAGTGGATGAATGTTGGGTTTTCACCTGATAAGAATTCAGAGAGTCGTTTTAGAATGAATAACGGTTGTGAAGTTAAAGCGGTTGCTACCTCATCAGATGCACTTCGTGGATACACTCCAACGGTATTAGTATTTGATGAAGCTGCGTATATTGATGCTGGTGATGATTTTTGGGGAGCATGTATGGCATCCTTATCTACGGGTGGTAAAGTAATACTTATTTCAACACCTAACGGTTATGACCCAATATACTACGGTGTATATGATCAAGCATTAAGAAAAATGAATGATTTTAAAATTACCGATTTAAGGTGGTTTAAAGATCCTCGTTATGCTGGTGACCTTAAATGGTTAAAGGTTGATGACGTTATTCATTACATGTTAAATAGAGAACAGTATGTTGATGAGGACATTACACTTAATGAAGGTTGGGAACGATACGAAGAATTACAAGAATTAGGTTACAAACCTTATTCTCATTGGTTTGAGAATATGGCAAAGAAATTTAAGTACGATAAGAGAAAAATTGCACAGGAATTAGAATGTGATTTCTTAGGTTCGGGTGATGGTGTTATATCAAATACCGTACAAGAGAAGATTAGGAAAACAATGATTACCGAACCAATTGAGAAATATATGCAAGCGACATTATGGGTTTGGAAAGAACCTGTAATGGGACATCGTTATATAATGGGTGTTGACGTTTCTCGTGGAGATAGTGCCGATGCATCTTCAATATGTATTATTGATTTTGATGAGGGTGAACAAGTGTTAGAATATGTCGGTATGATACCACCAGATGATTTAGCCTCTATTGTTTATAAATGGGGAACACTATATAATGCGTTCGTAGCAACTGATATAACAGGTGGTATGGGTATTGCAACATCTCGTAAATTACAGGAGTTAGGTTACAAAGACCAATACATTGATGGTGTTAACTCACAAAACAAGTGGGAGTACAATAAAAAGGCACAGGAGAAGATACCTGGTATTAGTTTTAATAATAAGAGAACTCAGATTGTTGCAAGTTTTGAAGAGAACTTAAGACATGGTTTTAAAGTAAAATCATCTCGTCTATTAAATGAATTGAATACATTTGTTTACGTTAATGGTAGACCTGACCACATGAAAGGAGCACATGATGACGCAATTATGGCGATGTCAATTGCGATGTATGTTGGAGATATTTGTTTTACACAGTTAAAACGTAACGACACAGCGAACAAAGCAATGTTAGATTCGTGGGTATTTAGTGAAAGGACTTATGACACTCAAAAGTCGTTTTACTCCTATGGCACTGCGTTTGACGCGATTGGTTCTATGAGTACTGACCCGTCACCATACCCAATAGGACAGAAAGATGCGAGTAAGGAACAGTACATGGAACATAATTGGTTATTTGGTAAATCAACATATAGATCAAGATAACTTTATTTACTAATATATTTTCCTTATATTATAAAGTATAATATTTATTAATATGGCAAACAAAAACTTAACAGTTTATCAAAGGTTAACAAAGGTGTTCGGATTTCAAAATGATGTCCCTAATCCACCGCAATATCGTTTCGACAAAGATACTCTGTTAAAAACAGACAGTAAAGAGGACTACGAAAGAGAGTTACTCCAAGCAAAACAATCAACATACGTTGCCGACAAGTGGGCCAAGATGGACCAATCACTATATAATCAATCGGTTTATTACGAACCAAATAGATTGGCAGCATATTATGATTACGAATCAATGGAGTTCACACCTGAGATATCTGCATCGTTAGATATCTATTCTGAAGAGTCAACAACCCTTTCAGAAAAAGGAGAAATTCTAACAATATACTCTGAATCAAAAAGAGTAACTAACATCTTAGATGACTTATTTAAAAACGTACTTGACATTAACACAAACTTACAGATGTGGTGTAGAGGAGTTGCCAAGTACGGTGACAACTTTGTATATCTAAAGATTGACCCATCAAAAGGAATTGTTGGATGTCAACAGTTACCTAACATTGAAATTGAAAGACATGAAGGTGCTGCGTCTCACGTACACAAAGCCGAGACACCTGTAAACATGAAAACACGTGAATTACGTTTTGCATGGAAAAATAAGGATATGGAATTCCAAGCATGGGAAGTTGCACATTTCAGATTATTAGGTGATGATAGAAAGTTACCATATGGTACATCAATGTTGGATAAGGTAAGACGTATATGGAAACAACTACTTCTTGCAGAAGATGCGATGTTAATCTATAGAACTTCAAGAGCACCCGAAAGAAGAGTGTTTAAAGTGTTCGTGGGTAACATGGACGATAAGGATATTGAGGCGTATGTACAACGTGTTGCAAACAAATTCAAAAGAGATCAAGTAGTTGATCCTGCGAATGGACAGGTTGATATGAGATACAACCAAATGGCGGTAGATCAAGATTATTTTATACCTGTAAGGGATCCATCTCAAACAAATCCAATTGAAACATTACCAGGAGCACAGAACTTAGGTGAGATTGCGGATATTGAGTACATTCAAAAGAAATTATTAGCGGCACTAAGAATACCAAAGGCGTTCTTAGGGTTTGAGGAAATTGTTGGTGATGGTAAAACATTAGCATTAATGGATATACGTTTTGCAAGGACGATTAATAGAATACAGAAGTCACTTGTTCAAGAGTTAAATAAAATTGCATTAGTACATTTATATCTTTTAGGTTTAGAAGATGAACTTACTAATTTTACATTATCATTAACCAATCCATCCGCACAATCTGATTTATTAAGGATTGAACAATGGAAAGAGAAGATTACGTTATACAAAGATGCTACTTCTGATCAATCTCAGATTGGTATCCAACCAGTGTCACACACATGGGGTAAGAAGAATATTCTTGGTATGAGTGATAATGACGTTGTACTTGATTTACAACAACAAAGACTTGAAAGAGCACTTGGTGCTGAATTAGGTATCACACAAAACATTATCAAGAGAACTGGTGTGTTTGATGAGGTAGATAAGAAGTACGGTATCCCTGAAAAGGATAGACAAGCAATGGACGATTCAATGGCACCTGAGGATGGTGGTGGAGATGATATGGGTGGAGCTCCTCCTATGGGTGGTGCAGACGCACCTCCAATGGATGATGCACCATTAAGTGAAGACAAGAAAAAAAGTAAATCTACATTAACGGAAAGTAAGAAATCTAAAATATTGGGTATGTTAGGTGATGAAACAAAAGATTTTGATGATCTTTTTGATATCGATAAGGCTCAACGCAATATTTATGAGGTAGAGAATAAACTCAATGACATATTAAAAGAATAATTATGACAACATTTGGACATATAAAAAACAAAGTTTTAAACAAACTATCTAACTCTTATGGTAAGGGTGAATTTAAAACTAACCTGAAGGAACACTTCAAACCAATAATGGGGAACGAGATTTTAAAAGAAATGTACTCCCTTTATGAGGAATTAGAAACAAAAACGTTTGACGATAAAGAAACTGCACAGTTATATGTGGAAGAACTATCTAAAGTTTTAAAAGAAAGACATTCTGAGGTAAGTACTGTACTTAACCAAATGAACGAATCATTAACTGATACTAACGTTGAATCAAATAAGTTGTATGAGTCTTTAGATAGACTTTCAACAGAAGATAAGTTAGGTAATATTTCTGAAAAGGTAATTGCTAAGAAATTCTTAGTTGAACATTTAACTACAAGTAAAGTGTCGGATACACTAAAAGTAGAAACAGGGGTAAATGAAAGTTTACTAAATTCTGTATTGACAAACAACTTCAATATTAGTTTTGATAAAACATTAAGTGAAGAAGATAAAACTAAATTAAAAGATATACTCTCAATAAGTAATGAGGATTTGAATACTAAATTTGGTGAATTAAAAGAATCAATAAACGGTACTTTAGATTCCTTAGTTGAAGTGGACAATGGATTTACATCTAAGTCTGATGAGGTAAAAAAGGAGATAAACGAAATGACACAAACGAAATACAACTTATATCGTTTAGAAGAATTATTAGAGAACTTAAATTAGATTTCCTTGACGGTTGCTACCTTAGAGGTGTAAACCTTCACTTTTGAAATATCATAATCAATCGTGGAGGTTTTTTATTGCTCCTTATCTTTTATTTTTTGAATATACACCGCCTTTTGTTTTTGTAATCTTTTACTGACTGAAGGTTTTATGTGTTGTTTCTTATTCCTAAGTGAATTTAATTGTTTCACATTCTTTACTTTACGACGTAATTTCTTGATCGCCTGATCGATGTTGTTGTTCGTTACTTTTATTATTAGCATATTTTGATATATACATAAATATAATGAAAAAATTTGTTATTACGAATTTAAATGTGTATATTTTAGTAACACCATAAATAAGAATAAACATGTTAAATGAAATTAGGAAGATTTATTCCTTTAGGTACTTACAAAGATGTTAAGATTGGATACGGAACTATAAATCACAAAGATTTAAAGACTATATATTTAAAATTAAATTCTTGGCTCGAACCTGATGAGGAATGTACGGATTACGACGCAGTAGTTAGGTCATCAAGAAATGGCATAAAAAGATTAATAAGTGGATTGAACAGTGATTCATTCCGACCACAGTCTATTGTCGATTTAGACATTAGAACTAAAGGTATAAAAAAAGAAAAGAGATCGTTTATGAATTTAGAATGTACATTATATGTTCTAAAAGACTTATCAATTAAAAGCGACGATCTTAAATTGTATATGAAATCACTTATGGTTGGAATAATCGACGAGTGTTTAAATAACGATTTATTGTATAATTTTCACAAAAACAAAAAATAACTTCGATACCGATGTATTTATAGTAATAAAACTATTCATACATGAAAGTATTAGGTCCAAAAGAAACAGGTAGGGGAATTCTCATCGAATATGATGCGGGTTTCGTGTCTCCTGATGAAAATAAAACAGTAATAACAGAAATGAAGGGTGTGGACTTCTCAGAAGACATTATCCTTTTTGCTGTTCTACAGAAATACGACACTCCAAATAAAAACGGTAGAATATATCCTGAGAAACTTCTCAAACGAGAAATGGAAAAGTATAAGGATGTTATTGACAAAGGGAGTGCGTTAAACGAACTAAACCACCCATCATCTTCACTTATAGATTTAGATAGAGTATCACACACGATCACCGAGACTTGGTGGGACGGTAAGATACTTATGGGAAAAATTAAATTACTTCTTTCACCTGGATGGAAAAAATCAGGTATTGTAAGTACTAAAGGTGACCAAGCCGCAATGTTACTTATGAATGGAGTGACATTGGGAATATCTTCAAGAGGTGTTGGGTCATTAAAATCAGAAAGAGGACAGAATATAGTACAGGAAGATTTCGAATTGGTGTGTTTTGACTTAGTGTCATCACCATCAACACCTGGTGCTTATGTGTTTAACGATCCTTCAGATAGAGAAAAATACGCCGAGAGTATAGAGGAAAAACCAATAGTAGATGATAGAATGTCGAGATTAATGGGTAAGATGGATACATTTTTAAATAAATAATTCAATTTATTATTGATCAGAACACCATAAAAGTAATTTTTTCTTAAATAACAAGTATTTATTAATAAATAAAAAAACAACAAATGAGTAAAAAATCCATTTTAGAACAAGCATTGCTTCAAGTACAAGATCTTGAAGAGGCAGTTAAAGCGAACGCAAAAGGTATACTTGCTTCAACCATGAAGGAAGAACTAAACGAATTGCTAAAAGAATCAATGGAAGAAGAAGAGTCAGATGAAGATCTGAGTCTTAATAAAGAAGACGAACAAGGTATACCTGAAGTAGCTGCAGAACAATTTGACAGTGAAGATGAGGAAAACGATGACGAAACTTCGATAAACGACGAGCCAGCGGACGACGAAGATCCTGATTTAGAGGATGAAGTTGTAGATGACGAATTAGACACAGAGGATGAATTAGATTCTGACGTGGATGATGTGTTTGATGCAATTGATTCTGAAGAAGATGATCAAGACGTTCTTGATATGACCGACGCATCTGACGAAGAAGTTCTTAAGGTATTCAAATCAATGAAACCTGAGGATGGAATAGTAGTTAAGAGAGACGGTGATAACGTTGAGCTTGAAGATGGTGACGACGAATACATTATCAAATTAGAAGATGAAGTATCTGACGAAGTTGCTGATGAAGATCTTGCTGAAGAAGAAGATTGTACCGAAGGGTGTGATGATTCTGAAATCAAAGAAGATGATTCTGAAGAAGACAACGTTGTATATGAAATTGACTTAGATGAAAGTGATGACGAAGTTGCTGATGAAGAAGTTTCTGAAGAAGTTTCTGACGAAGACCTTTCTGAAGAGGAAGAAATTGAGTTAGAGGTTCCTGAGGAAGACACTCAAGAAGGAGAAGTTGACGAAGCGGCAAGAACAAAATCTAATCCACATGGTGGGGTTAGAGCGGGTATTAAGTCTAAGACAAAATACAAATCTGGTTCAAAATCAATCAACGAAGAAGTTAAGACTTTGAGAAAACAAAACGGCGAATATAAAAAGGCGTTAGTTCTATTCAAAGACAAACTTAATGAGGTGGCTGTGTTTAATGCTAATTTAGCATATTCAACAAGATTGTTCACTGAACATTCAACTACTCGTAATGAGAAATTAAATATTTTGAAGAGATTCGATACTGTTGGAACTTTAACAGAATCTAAATCAACCTATAAAACAATTAAGGGTGAATTAGACTCGTCTAAGAACGTAACAGAATCAGTGGTAAACAAGATCACTTCAAATAATCCGACAACATCTTCATCTCAAGATGTACTTTCAGAGTCAAAAGCATATGAAAGTCCACAATTCTCGAGAATGAAAGAATTAATGTCAAAAATAAAATAATAAATTAAACAAAAAAACAAATTTTAAAATGGGAGCATTATTAGAATCAGGTATGGTTGGTAACATTGGGTTAAAACACCTAAGAGTTATCAAGGAAGATACCATCAAAAAATGGGATGACTTAGGATTTTTAGAAAGTCTTGAAGGTCACCAAAAAGATAATATCGCACAGTTATATGAAAACCAAGCGTCTTATTTAATAAACGAAGCTGCTGTATCAGATGCATCAGGTTCATTCGAAACAGTTGTTTTTCCAATTATACGTAGAGTATTCTCTAAGTTATTGGCTAACGATATCGTTTCTGTACAAGCTATGAACTTACCAATTGGTAAATTGTTCTACTTCGTACCTAACATTTCCGACAGAGATGCTGGAGGAGCTCACAGAGCACCATTCAAATCACCAGGACAAGATGTAAACGGAGACTTCTCAGGAAGAAATCTTTATGATAGATTCTACGAAGAAGGTGACGGAGCTGATGAAGGTCTATTTGACTATTCTAAAGGTAAAGTTGTTGCTGGTAATGGAGTATGTATCGGTGGTATAACATTCGCTGACGGAGTTCCAACTACTACGGCTGAAGTAATTGCTGCAGGTGATACAGCTGTATCTAACGTAATAATTGCTGTTTCAGGTTTCACAAATGCAGGAGCTGGTAAATTAGCGGGACCTACAGGAAACGTTATGGATACTGAAGAATTTTTAGCATCTTTTGAAATAACTTTTGATAATGTTTCAAGAGGAATCAACGTTGTAACTCAGAAATACGGAAGTGGTATTGTTGATTACGGTAAAAAATCAGATGGACTTACAGGAAAATTTAATGACATTTGTGATGAAAACGGAGTTATTTTCGTACAAGTTGATTTAGAAAGTTACGGAACAACAGGATTTGTACCTTATAATGACGCCACTAACGGTGCTGATGGAGTTCAAAACACTGAGTTCATTGTATCATACAGAACTTACGAATCTTTAGAATTCGAAGACGAAATCGGAGAAGTATCTTTCGATTTAGAGTCAGTTACTGTATCTGTAACGGAGAGAAAATTAAGAGCTAGCTGGTCTCCAGAATTAGCACAAGATGTATCTGCTTTCCATAATATCGACGCTGAGGCTGAGTTAACTGCATTGTTATCTGAGCAAATTGCAGCTGAGGTTGATAGAGAGATCTTAAGAGACTTAAGAAAAGGAGCAGCTTGGAACCTTAAATGGGATTACAATGAGTGGAAATATGGTGGAGCCGGAAACGCAACACTACAAGGATACACTCAAAAGGATTGGAACCAAACGTTAATTACTAAAATTAACCAATTATCGGCTCAAATCCATAAAACAACACTTAGAGGTGGTGCTAACTGGATCGTAGTTTCTTCAGAAGTTTCTGCAGTATTCGATGATTTAGAGTACTTCCACGTATCTAACGCTGGTGCTGAACAAGATCAATACAATATGGGTATTGAAAAAGTTGGTACTTTAGCTGGACGTTACCAAGTGTTTAGAGATCCTTATTTCCCAGCTGGGAAAATCTTAGTAGGACATAAAGGAAAATCGTTATTAGATGCTGGATATATCTACGCACCTTACGTACCTTTACAATTAACACCTACAATGTATAACCCGTTCAACTTTACTCCGATAAAGGGTATCATGACGAGATATGCTAAGAAGATGGTTAATAACCGTTACTTTGGTGTAATCAACGTAGCAGGTTTACAAACTTTCAGTTTGGATACTTTAAGATAATCTTTACGGATTTATTAATACTAAAAGGGGGAGACATTGTCTTCCCTTTTTTTTATGCTTTATTTTCTGTATATTCTAACTATGGATTGGACAGACTATTTTATTAATATCGCGGAACAAGTAAAGGAGAAGTCTAAGGACATTAATACCAAAATTGGTACAGTTATAGTCGGAAAGGATAAAGAGATCCTCAGTACAGGTTATAATTCATTTCCTCGTGGTTTAAATGACGAATTAGATGAGAGACAAGAACGACCTGAGAAATACTTTTGGTTTGAACACTCTGAGAGGAATGCAATCTACAACGCGGCACGTATTGGTGTATCTTTAAAAGAATCTACCGCATATCTAACCTCAGGATTACCCTGTATGGATTGTGCAAGAGGATTAGTACAATCGGGGGTTGTAAAAATAGTATGTAAAGAAGTGTGTACTACTAAAAATCAAGGAAAGTGGGAAGAACAACAAAAACGTTCTTTACTTATGCTTTCTGAGTGTGGGGTAGTAGTCGAGTTTTATTAAGTTTCTTAACTCTGACTTTTAAATCGTCAGTACCCTTAATAATACGATGATATTCACCTTCAGGTATAAATACCTTTAGACCTTCATGTATATTAATGGGAAGTTTATCATCCATTTGAAATTTCCAATCACTATCGTGTAAAAACGTTATTTCCCTATCTTCATTATCGAAGTGCCATTTTAATTCAGTCTTTTTAGTTGTTTGTGGGAATACCCTAACACTGTGGTCAGAGCTCACGATTTCACGAAATGGGAATTTGTCTTTCATTAAGATGTTTTATTTAAAAAAATTTTTATTATTGACTTATAAAAATCGGAATCTCCATTTTTTAATTGACCATAGACCCCTTGTTTTAACTTAAGTATTTTTTCACCCTCAGTGTATTCATCAAATGTACTTGCAATCTTACCGTCCATATAACAGATAGTTGAGTACATAGTAAAACTATCAGATTCTAAACGAGAATTATCTGTTGATTCTTTATAAGAATATTGACCATCCTCATCACGGTCACTTAATTCCTCAAAATCATCTACATAATAATCAGTGTCAATATCATCCTCATGTAAGGCGTATTTTTCTTTAGTTTCTTTGTGTTCTACAATTGCACAACCAAAACCAGGTTCTCTACCTCTACTAACTTTATATGGGTCGTAACCCACAAGATTAAAAAGGTTTGTAACATCATCTAATTCCGAATCAACGAAACCTTCATGTGTGTCAGGATATTCTGGTGGATCATTATAATCCTCCACTAAGTCGTATAATTTCATATTACCATGGGTTTGAAGATTTTATTCCTAATGCTTTACGATATCTTGTAATATTACAACTCCAATAACCCGCCTTTGTACGATCTTTCTTTTCACTACACTTATGTCGTGCCCTAAAAGATTTAGCGGCCGCTTTATCATTATTCCTTATTCTCATGTTTGGGTCACCAAACGTTACTTTCTTAATAGTGCCTTTAGGTGTCTTCACGTATACCGCGAATTTTTTAGGTCCACTTGGAGTTCTGAATGGTTTGTTTAACTTAACATTCTTTCCTCTATGTTTAACTTCCACAAGATATTCCTCAACATTATCCAAGAATGGAATGTCTAAGTACACTTCTTCACCTTCAAATATTCCTATTTGACCTAAATCTGTTTTTATTAGATCTAAATCCACACCGGTGACTTCTAAGACACCTTCATTATATAACTGACGTGATTCATTGTATATACCAAAGAATTCGTTAGAATAGACCCTATAGATGTTTTCTGTGATCGGAATGTTGTTGTCTAAGTGGTGTTTAAGACCCTCACTTAAATTTATTTGATTTGATTCGGATAAAGACTTTAATTTAGGTGCATTTAAATGAATATCATTAACCAAAAGGTTATTGATAACTAAACCAACTATTTTGTCTTCGTTGATCATTACTTTTCCACACAATTATTTACTCTTTTACCTGTGTTGTAAGAAATCTTTGTTTTGGGTGAACCCACTTTATGTGTATCCCAACATGGATCTTCATCTTCCGCAATTTCACCTTCTTTGTCGTTCATAAAGAAGTCAAGGACTTGGTCCATATTTTCTTTTGCAACTGAAACGTGATCATCAGCCCAATCATGACCATTTGATAATGTATTATCAATCATTGACTGATCCATCTTTAATAGAATTTCACATTGTCTGTGAATCTGTTGTAGATTAGAGAAGAACATGTAATTTCCCGATTTTGGATTGTTCTCTTTTAGAATACTAAGTTCTTTTTTAATGATTTGTCTTAAGTCCATATTAATAAGTATTATTTTTCTGAGATAATTTCAAATTTTATTACATTTGGGTATGTAATTTCTTCGTTATGTTTCACACCTCTTATTTCCAAGTAATATTCTCTTGGTATTAAGACAGATGTATTTAACATAAAACTATTTTCATTTGTAACGTCAGCGTAGGTCCAATCAAATACGTTGACATTTGTACGACCTTCTTTTATGTATATTTTGTAGAACACTTCATCAAAAAGAATATTTGTTGATTGTGATATTGTTCTAAATATTATACTAACCTTTCTTACATCTCCCGACTGTATTTTTTCATTTTGTTTAATACCTGAATATTGTACAACGTACTTATTCACCTCTGTTTGATTTTCACCTAAACTGAATTTAGAAGAATATGGTTTAGGTACAAACTTTTGTGTAATATCAGGAAATACATTGTTTTCAACACCGATCCCTTTCCAAACATCATAGAAGAATCTTTTACCATCACAAACTAATCCGTCAATTCCGAAGGTTACAACGTAAACTCCTTTTCTGACTTTCTTAGCGGTTAAACCTGTCAATCCTGAGATGGATGATTTTGTAGAATCTAATATATCAACTGTTGGTACGTTATCTAAGTCAAAGAAATTGGTTTCCTTATTTACGTATAAATAAAGATTTTGATTTGTCTTTTCAATGAAGTTATCTCTATCGTCAAGAATCCTATCATCAAAATAAGTCTCAACATAAGGTTCGAAGAATGTCTGTGTGTATTTACTGAAGAACGCAACGGATTGATCAACTTCTTGAGTTAAATCTTCATACTCAGTAGCAAACGCAATACCAATACCATAATCCGTATCACCACTAACAATAATACCATTAACATATTCGGTTATATCGGCAACGAGATTCTCATCACCATTGTCAAACGTAATAGTATCAATTATTGTAGGATTATTTGAATATATTCCTTCTTGTGACCACGTATCGGCGGTTGTTCGATTAAACCAGTTTGATGGTCGTTTATCGTAAGTGTCATTACCTGTGGTATAATCATACTCTGAGTCTTCATAATCAAAACCAACACCCTCATCCCATGATTCTGTTAGTTTAAAAATAATTAATGAGAATGACGTTGTTCTTTCTCTACCAGTGCCTCTTTTAGCACCTAAGAAAGTTTCGTCACCAAAAATGGTATTTGTAAGATGTAGTTTATGTGTTGAGTTATTATCTATAACGTAATCACCACCAACAACTCTTTCTGTAAGGGAGGTGAAATCAACTTTAAAAATGAACTTAGAAAACCCTGAACCATAAAAAATCTCAGTTGTTGGATTCTTTGCAGTGTTAGTCTGACTGTTCTTAATTACTGTGTTGTTTTTCTCAAAATATGAACGATAGTATGACATCTCTATAAGTATTTCTTATATAAATATCTGTTAGTTTATTCTTATCGACTTATTTAGTATGTCATTTTTCAAAGTATTTCGTAAAACTTCTAATTTTTTCCAATCACCGTACGCATCTTTTACCATTGGTTTCGTTGGTTGGTGTGCGTGACCAGCCATAACAACATATAATTGATCTAAAAACGCTAATAGAGTTTCACCACGCACCGTTGCATATGTGTTAGGTTCTATACGTGTTAAAAGATCTTCTTGAGTGTATTCATAGGTGTCTAACTTATCGAAAGGAACTGTTTTACTTCCCACCTCGTTTGCGTCTGTCGATAGTAGGTAGATTTTATCAGAAACAAGAGTACCAAATGATTGTTCTGCACTTGAACTAATAGTTTTTAAAACCGTTATTTTCTTTTCCTCACTTTTTGGTTTTGGTGATGGTTCGGAAATACTCCAAAACAAACCAGAACCTTCAGATACTGACGTGTTACATGATGGTTTAATATTATCTAAAAAATCACTATCAGACGGTGGCATCCACCTAATTAAACTTACCAATGATTGACGTGGACGAAAATAAAACGGATGGATATATTTTGACCTATCTGTACTTATCTTAATATCCTTAATCTTTAATCCATCATCGTGAAGATCACAAAGTGTCTTACGTATTTTGATATATGCACCTTTCTTAGAATCAACTGTTTGTACGAAAGTTGGTGTTGTTGTTGTGTTATCTTCATTTATTAAAGTCACACTTTCAATACTTGTCAAATCGGGTGTGTGTGATGATGTAAACACATTAGTCGCAAATGCGTCACCAAATACTTCTCTAACGTGATATATATACCAACTAACTTTAGTTGGATTAGTAACATCATCAAGATCATATTCAATAACGTAGTTAAGTTTGTTTGTTGGTATACTAACTACAATTTCTTTTTCTTCTTTAAACTCTTGTTTAGAAGAGAATTTTTTAAGACTTAAGGTTGCTTGTTTTTTACCTCTTAATGGGTGTGTTATTAAGTCAGACCTTTCCCTTGCATTTGCAGAATCTTTTGATAGTAGTTTACCACCCCTTAAACTAACTCCGTTCTCAGTAAATAAAACGTCCGAACCGTACTTACCGTAAATTGCGGAATCCTCATGTTTAGCTAACGAATTTTTAGCATTAGATTTTACATACGTACCATTCCCATTAAAGATATTACCCGTTTGTTTTACTGCAACACCAAATGATGTGTTTTCAAGTTGTCCTGAATTACTCTGTGAATTCCAATCGTGTATAGTTGTAAATGGACCAGGTATATATTCTTGGTTCATTAAATCATTCTCAAGGTCGTATTGTACTATTTTAATTGTTTGACCTACAGTTGGTATGAAATTTAGATTGTTTGGTAGGAATGGTGAGGCACAAAAAGGATCAAGTGGTTCCCACTCTTCAAACGCAGCGGCACCTTGTGATGGTGAGGTTTGATTACCTAATACTTTATACCTAACACGACCAATACCTTTTGGATCTATATTATCCGTAACAATACCTAAATTTACTAACTTCATATTGTTTTAAATCTTTCGTTTAATTCATTATTGATTTTATCATATGCTTCTTCTACCGCATCTAAATGTTTTGTAAGAGATAATATTAATGTTTTAGTTTTTTCAAACTCATCATTTAAAATTTCCAAACATTCATTTAAATCTTTATTAGATTTAACATCGGGACTTGATACTATTTCTACTAATTTTTCTTTATCCATTAGAATATTTTTCCTGCTACGCTTATGTAACCCGGCGGTAATGGTACGGGACCAAGGGGTGTCGGTATTACTACAAATTTACTTGCTGCCTTTATATATGAATTATTATCAATCTCTTCAGAATTACCATCAATGAGCGCTTTACCAAATGCCAACAGTTCATTTGCTTCACCATAGATTTCACCGGTATTTAAACCCGCTTTGGCCATTCGTTCAGCGGCATTCATATATGCCCTATCAGTACTATACCCTGGTAAGATATCAGAAAATGATAAAATTATACCGGGGATATTAATCGAAGGTCCTCTAAGATTTAATGCACTTGTAATTGCTTGTATTATGGTAGTGAACAACTCAAGACAATTATCGAAATTCTTAGCTAAAATCTTTCTAAGAATAGAAATAATTGAAAGTAAGATTGCAATTAATCTCTTATATTTTTTACCTAATATTTTTGCAGCAATCTCAGCAACAAACAATAATAGATCTCGTTTGATTAACTTCCAAAATTCTTGTATAAACCTCCAAAAAATATCCTTTATTATTTTAAAGAATAATTTGGATAACTTCTTCATTAAGTCTTTAACATCATCCAAAGTCACGTTCTGAACTGCCTTGTACGCAAGGACAATTGGAAGTATGTATTTTGGAGATATAATACTACCTATAATCGCTTTAGGTAGGTTTAATATAAAACCACTAATTAACTCGAGTTGAAATTGTATGGGTGGAACATCACTACCCGAATTTAATGCTGCGTTAGCCGCCGCATTTGCAAGTATTGAATCGGACAACTCACTTAGGTTATTTGTTTCCGTCGATAAGTACACAAAGTCCTCAAAATTCTCAGTTGATGTAGGAACTTCAAAATTACCACAATCCACAAACTTCAATACTTTTCTAAGCCGAGTTTCTCTATCATCAACATCAATACCTTCCACATCATTAAAATCAAAATAAGACTCCACATCTACATCGTTCTCATTAAACATTTTTGATGTCGTTTGTATAAGATTTGATTCATCAGGAGACCCACACAAACCAAATAACTTTTCACACAACTCAGTTAGAAAACTAAGGGCTTCGTCTACGATTGGTGGATTATCACCACCACCCTTTAATGTTAAAAGCATTGTGTTCCTTATAATGTCGTCCATATTTGGACCTTCTATACTCGAATAATAATCTTTAGTAAATTCACCCACCTTAAGTGCTGACAAACCTTGTTTAAGTCCCGACACATCGTATTCTTGAGATGCCGTATTCCAATTTAGATCAAACAGATCCTTACCATTTGTCGCTGAAAATGTATATGGTGATGAAAACGCACCATACAAATCTCGGTTCATTTTAACCTTACCAACTGACGGTGATGGTTGTTCGTACATAATCGTACCCAAATCACTTAAGGGATCAACTTGTAAGACTTCTAAGAAATCAAACTCTTTTGGTGATATAGATATTGTGTCACTTGGGAACCCTGTTTCAACACCACAAATACTTGTTTCTGTATTAACAAACAACACTTCTCTTACTGCATCATTTACGATTCTTTTAGAGTCTTTCACCGTAATATCAGCAGATTCTAATGCGTATTTTTTTAATTTATTTTTTGATGATAATTTATCGTTGGATTCTACTTTAGCATTTGTATCATTTAAGAATGAAGATGCAATATCAATTACAGAACTAAAGATATCCCCTTGGTTATCTTTTTTCTTTTTTGAGAACTTACCAAGTAATGCATCTTTTTTAGAAGAGAATTTTTTACTTAGATCGTCTACTTTCGCATCAAGGTATAAATCATAAAGTTCACCACCATCTACTGGTGTGTCGTTGATTTTTTTAATTACCTCAATTTTGGACTTTATCTGGTTCCGTAATTTTTTGATCTTACCACTCATTACATCTGATATTTTTGTGATTCACCACTTGGTTCATCATCTTCTTTCATTAGTTTTTCGAGTAGTTTTCTATCGTCGTCGGTTAGGTCTAATTTACCACCCCCACCTGACGCAGGATTCGATCCTCCTGATTGTTTTAACAGTGTACTTTGTAATTTCACTAAAGAAATTTTCTTCTCAGTACAGTCGTTTAAAATCTTTTGTTGTTCTTTAATAACGGGTCCAAGAACACTCATGTCCTCAGCCTCTTTCATAAAACTCAACATCTTTTTAGTTATTAAACTTGCGGTTTGTTTTTGTTCTACAATGTCATTGTAAATTTCCTGCATCAATGCAAGTGCGGAATCGGTGTCTAAAGACAATAAATTTTTACTTCTTCTCATACCAATAAATAGTTGTTTCTAATTATTTATGAAACCGATCTTCAGTACTTCGTAGAGTTTTTTATACTTTTTCATAGCAACTCTTATCTCTTTAGTACTTAATGATGTCATTTCTCTTAGTGCTAAAAGAATTAAGTTCTTATTAAACTTATTACCTTCTCCAACTTGAAACACTTGTTCGAAATTTGAGAACACTTCAATAAGGGCGTAACCTAACTTTCTTTCGTTGTCGTTAAGTTCCTCTTTTTCAACAAACTCTTCAAGGTCGGTTGTTAGTTTAATAACGACTTTTTTATAATCAATAATGTCCTCATCAATTATATAAGATAAATCCGCACGGTCTTCTAATCTTGAAGAAATATCTTCATAAGAAACAGAACGGTTTTGTTCTTTATGGTCCTTTTGTATTGCACCCATCAAGTAGTTCTTACAGATGGTTCCAAAATAGGAATATGCCTTATAGTCTTTAGTTGTGTCAAATTTATTAATCTTAGTGATTAAAAATGACATTGTATCGGTATGGATTTCTTCAAATTCCATATCTTTTCTATAAAGTTTGTAACGACGGATTATACTTTCCACCATTATTTTGAGAGGTTCTCTTAAATATTCGTTGAATATCTTATTTTTTTCATCATCGTCTTCGGATTCTAAGTATCGTACTACCGCTTTTTCTTGGTCCTCCCCAAAGTACATTTTTTGGGTTCTTTTTCTTGGCATTAGTTATTTTCAACGTAAGCTACATCTCGTTTATTTTTAAAGAAGAATTCTTTTTTAGCGGTATCTAACCAAAATGTTGCTTCGTTGGTTGCTAACTTACTTTTCTCATCATTTTTATATGACCAAAATAGTGAATCCTCTCTGAAGTTGACATGTCTGTACCCTATCTGTGGGATTGACATAATCTTGACTCCGTTATGTGTTAATCTTAAAAGAAACTCGTAACTGAAGGTTAGTTTAATATTGTCCTTAAACTGTCCATTTTCTTTTATAACTTCTGTTTTATAAAAACCACCACTCGTTTGGTAGTTCTGATAATCCAAAAGAACTTCATTCTCTAACACACCTTGTGTCTCTGTAAACCCATAAGCCCATACGGACTCATTTGTTAAATTTAATAACTTACCTTCAGTATCAACATCCTTCACAATTGGTAGGAACACATCAACATCTGAGTGTACCTCTTTATATTGTAAAAACGGTCTTAACCAATTACCAGTTAATTCGTCATCAATCTCTAAGATTGAAAACCATTCGGTATCACAATTTTCAATCCCAAGATTTACTTGAGAACAGAATCCTGTGTCACCACTATTTGTTACTATGTTTATATCTAATTTGTCTGATAAACCTTTTGATGTGATATTTCCAACCACATCTTTAGGTGCTACAATTACTAATTTGACATCATCAAAAAACTGTTCAACAGACTCAACTGCTTTAGATAACATTTCGTGATATAAATCGTCTAATTTGTGTACGGGTAGTATTACTGTAATATTCTTCATTATGCTTCTATTTTTGATTTTAAATTAGTTAACCCTTTTTCAATTGTTTTAATTCTTGAGTTCTTTAGTGAATTAAATATAGAAATTACGTTACTATCGATTATATCCGCACTATATGGGATTAATGTTTCAGACATTTTAGACTTAACTTCATCATTGATTGTTACACCTTCTAACCATGCCAAAACATAGGTTCCAAGTAGTTCAACAATCTTGTTTAAATCATACGTCCATAGACCATTCTCACTTAACCATTCAGGTTCGGTGGTTGGGATCTTACCAATTACAGGTACTTGACATTTCATAGATTCAAGTGGAAAAGTCCCAAAGGTTGAATCATCGTCTAACCACACAGAACAAATACACTCTTGTAGTTGTTTTGCAAATTCCTCGTGAGACATTTGAACCATGTCTTTAAATGTAACCCATCTTAATTGTGGGTATCTTAGATAAAATTCAGAAATAACTCTTCGGTGTTGTCCTCTATCCCTTGCACTAATTGCAATGAATGGTTTAGTCAACGATTCAGTTGGTTTAAATATGTCACTAATTTTTGGTGGATTAATATAAATGATAGATTCTGGAAATACTGTCTGTATATATTGTTTAGATGATTTAGTTGTTGTAATTACTTTGTCAAAACCATAGTCACTCCATCTACTACCAACCTGTAAAGTTTCAAAAATATACTCAGTCTGTTGAACTAACATCACTTTAGTACATTTTACATCTTTCAACTGTTCTAAAACATTGGAATAATATTCAGGTACAACAATTACATCGTCAATACCCATTTCAATTTGATCTTCCTTTATTGTAACGATCGGTAGATCTTTATATTTATCTCCCATCCATGATTCAACACCAATGTAAGCCTTGTCTTCGACTAAGATATGTGCATCAAGACCTTCCTCTCTCAAGGTTAGTACTGTGTCGTAAATATACTTAACTGCCGCTCTTGCATTATTCTTTGTGTCGTAAGTAAGAAAGTAAATTTTGTATTGGTTATTTTCCAATCTATTGAAAGCACTTTCTAATTTTTCAATATTTTCTTGTATTTGATTACTCATTTTCGTTTTTTACTAAAATTCCGTAGTTTATTAGGGTGTTAAATGCAAATTTAAATGGTATTGATATATCCGATGCGAGTAAACCCATCATATCATCACCTCCACCACCTTCAGTTAATAAAGTATCTATACATTGTTTTACAATGTCGTACTTAAAAACATTTATTGTCTGATCATGTCTTGGTATTGAATCCTCTTCCCCCTCTTTGGGTTCAACAGTCTCAACCTCTAACTCACTCGTCTCAGTAACTTTGTCCAAGTCGATATAATAAAGTTCTCCGAATATTTCAACCATTTGTTATCTATTTCTGTTAAGTTATGTATTTCTAAGGGATTTGTAAAGTGTTGATTGTACTCAGTATTGAACTTAACAACCTTTTTTGACTTAGGACATTGTTCAACCACTGAATGGTTATCTGTTATCCATATGTCACACTTTTTCCATAAATTCGATATCTCAGATGACATAGTGAATTTTATGTTATTTCCCATAAATCCGTTTCTCGATAGAAAGAACAAAGTAGACGCTTTTGATTTACCTAATTCATCCAATCCCACGATTGTTATGTTATGTTCTTTATTGGTATAAATAAAATTATTTAAATCAAAGAACGTTTTTGCATATGAAGGAGTTGCGTGACCAAATATTTCAACTGCGTAGTCAATAAACGTAAAGTTTTCAAATTCGTCTTTAGATTGGAAATTATAACTCTCCATTAAATGATTATTTCTTACAGGTTCAATTATGTCATATTTATACCCCTTTTCATCCTCAGGTAAATCCTCAGGATCAGAATCTAAATAATGATCTTTATAATGATAATCAAACTTTGCAATTGTGTTACGTAAGACTCCGTCTATACTAATGTAAATTTCCATATACTAAATATAATAATATTGATGTTATAAGTAAAGTCTATTATTCGTACCTCTTTAGGATTTTACCAATAATAGGATTCCTTACAATATCTTTATTTGAGAACTCGAACACACCAACATTATTCAAATCAGTTAATCTCTTTTTTGCGTCGTATAAACCACTCTTAGTTTTATCTCTAAATTTATCCGATTGATCTAAATCCCCCGAAAGGAAGAATTTTGAATTATACCCGATACGAGTCAGAAGTAATTTAATTTGTGCTGGTGATGCATTTTGAGCTTCCTCAAAAACAAGTATAGTATTATCTACGTTCCAACCTCTCATATATGCAAGTGCCGCAACCTCAATATAACCCTCATCTTTTAATTTCTCTCGTTGTTCCTTACCTATAATTTTATTTAAAAGGTAATACGATGGAAAAATATACGGATCAAGTTTTTCTTCAAGTCCACCAGGTAACGAACCTAACTTTTCTTCAGCTTCAACAGCTGGTCTAACGATAAGAATTTTTTCATACTTGTTATCTTCTTGCCATAGTAAGTCGACCGCTCTTTTCATTGCGATAAACGATTTACCTACACCTGCGGGTCCAAAACAAAGAGTTATTTCGTTATTACCGAGAATATCCCAATAATCCTTTTGGGAGTCATTAAGAAATTTTTCTCGGGGTTTCTTAAAGATTTCTCTAATCCGATCTTTGTGTGATTTCTTAACTGTTGTATTTCTTTTCGTCATTAATAATTTTAATTAATCTTATTCTTTATTTTCCTGTTGACCCAAAACCACCATCACCTCTTTCAGTTTCTGATAGGTTATCACTTAAAATGAAATCAATCTTGGGGTAGGGTACTATCATTAATTGACAAATTCTATCACCTACTGAATATGTTTCATCGGATTCCGAATTTGAGTAGTTAAAGGTTGCCATTATTTCACCTCTATACCCACTATCAATAACCCCAACAGAATTTGTTAGGGATAATTTTGTTTTACGTATTGAAGAACGGGGATAAACTAATCCTACGAAACCTAAAGGTATCTCTAACGACACTCCTGTTCCATATGTAATTTGGTTTTTTTCTTTATCAATAACCATTGTGGTTGCTTGTAAATCAAGACCAGCGTCACCTGTTTTACTATACTGTGGTACAACAGCGTCGGGGTGTGTTAACTTAATCTTACACCTTAATGTTGCGTGCATGAATTCATCCTCGGGATTAAAAGTGATTGTGTCCTTATTTGGGACTGTAAAACCACTGTTTTTAAATTCTTTACCGATTTCTTCATCGTGTGATAATGAGTCCATTGATAAGTCAGATAGTACTTTCGCAATTTCATTAATATATGCGTCGTCTACATTTTCTTCATCATGACTCAGTGTTTTTTCAAACCCTTCTAATTTTTTGAGGTATTCCTCTAAGCTCTTCTTATCCATTTTTTTGTTCAAATATTGCCAACTCAAACCCTTGTTTAACAATTTGAGCTAATGGTGTGGAATGATATTTTGATTGTAAGTCATTATCTCCTTTGTCTGAGTTTACAATTGTTTGATATTCCTCTTCACTTAAAGACACTCCGTACTTTGAACAATAATATGCTGATCTTTCACCGACTTTCATTGATACTAAATCATCAGAAAACTCATACATTTTACCGAGTTTATTTCTGTGCCACTCACTCTCATTTGGTTTGAATAAAAATACCTTACCAATTTGTGAAAGAATGGTACACTTAAGAAGACTTGAAATGTCTTGTTGTAACGACTCAGGTAATATACTGTTGATTTTAACGGCGTATTTGGATGCCACAAAAATGTGTTCCAATAAACCACCTGGGTAAGCACCATACATATCTAACGAAGTAGATGCGGGTGCTACGAATAAATCTTCACCTAAAAACTCTAAAAGTGGTGTACTTAAAACACCATACTTTTCAGAAGTCTCAATAAGTTTCGATTTGTTTTTTTCAATCTGTTCTTTAGATATCATAATTTATCCTTTATAGTATTGTGGTGTAAGTTCTGAAGTTAGAATACATTCAATTGCCATCTTTGCAATTGCCACACTCTGACTTGATCTTGTATCTTCGGAACGATACTTTGTTAATACAATAGTTGCTTCTTCTATTGAGTCCGCTTCTACGACGTACTTAACCTTTGTAATTCTTGGGTTACCTTCACGGTCTAATTGTTCCATTTCGTAACCTACTGTTGCTAAATAATGCATAATTTATCTGTTTTTAATTAATAATTGATTTAAAAAATTCCACTCTATTTTTAGAAACGGTGGAGAGGGAATATTTGTCTTTCACTGTTTCGTATAATTTTTCACCTAAATCTGTAACCATGTTAGGGTTGTTGATTAACCTTTTCATCTGTTGATGCCATTGTTTGTGATTTTTATTTGATGACACTAATAGAGAATTACCTTTTGGGTTAATTCCACCACCTTTCTCAATTGACGAGATTAGGTCTATAAGGTACGGATTTTCTTCGGATGCAATGATTGCTTTCTTATGAAATCCCGCCTCAATAACCTTTAGTTGTGATTTATTAACATTAAAGTCTGATTTAACAAGGGGTGCAAGTGAAACATCAAAGTAATTGTAGTTATTTGCGTACTTGTTTATATCCATTGTCCATCTTCTAACATATGGTTGGTCTAATTCACCTTCAAAAGATCCCTTAGTGTAGGTTTTAAGGTATGCGTTATATTCGGGTGACAACGAAGTGTCATTACCCGTAAATAAACTCTCATATCTCGACCATGCAGTTTCGTCAGGACGTATTGGTCGTTCAGTAGTCTCACCAGTGTGTCGATTTAACTCTCTCATTGTTCCTCTCAAATCAAACCCACATAGAACAAATTGTGCCTTACCCTTAAATTCCCTATGAACTCTCGAGATCCCATCACCCATTAATGATAAATCATGTTCGTGTGATGAACCACCTAACCATCCAAAACGAACCATATCAGATTCAAGTGGTTTTGGTTGGAATTGTTTATCTTCTTCGTTAACTGCGTTGGGGAATACCATAACATTATCCACACCTAATAATTTTTTTATAGTATCTCTATAAACAGGTGTTGTTGTTGTTATATAATCAGCAAGTCTCAATAGTTCAGATCTCTTACGAGCTAATTGATTTTTCTTGAAAGTTTCGTGGTTGGGGTGTCTATGGTCTGTTTTCCAAAAATCATCAGTATCTGCAATGACTTTGATTCCGTTTAACTTTAACCACTTAATCCTTTTCACGTTTTCTTCGTGACTTGTTTTATGTATAAATGAGTGAAATACGACAATGTCGTAGTTTGAAAAGTAATTGTCCTCGTTAGGTACGTTGAAAACAATATCCACGTGCACGTCTGATGAAAACTTATCTCCAATGTACGTAAATGGATCCAACATTCTAAATTTACCAACCCCGTGATTATCTGAGGGGATAGCTAATATCCTAATCTTTGACATATATTAATAGTTATATATCAAAAGATAAAGAAAAAAACTTAGGAAATCAATCCTTTACTTGGTTTTATTTACTCCTGTAATTTTACCTCTGAAGATGGAATCCCCGACTTTTAGTACGAGATTCTCGTTAATTGACGCCGTTTTAGACGCATTTAAAAGTAGGTCTAATTTTCTATCTACAATTTCTTCTAAAGTGTCTTTGATTGTTTCTCTTATGATTGAAGCAATATCACCATTGTATGTTGGTGGGGTAGATGTTTGAGTTGTAACATGATTTTGAACCGTTGGTTGTTGTGGTTGTGCAAGTTGAGTTGATTTAGTTAAACCTTCTTTTTCCATTAGTTTCTTTGCACCATCAAGGAATGACATGTTTAACGTCGAATCTAAACTAATTGCATCCGCTTGTGGTATTGGGTTATTGATCATTGCTTCTTGTATTGCCTTTGGTAGTTTAGAGTTTCTGATCTTGTCAGTGTTAACGGGTGTTGAATTTGTACGAGGTGCGCTCGTTTGAGATGAGTTCGTTTGTTGTGGTGTAGTATCTTTCATGAGGTCTTCAGGTGATGATAAGTAACTCTTTGGGTCAATATTACCTGTTGTGAAACTATTACCATCAACTTTATTCATTACTTTTTTTGCACCGACCAATTTTCTCATTAAGTCATTCTCGTTAATTCTTGCTGGTTCTGCCATGTGTTCTATTTTATATAGAATATAAGTATATTATTTTGAATTATAAAGTAATTCCTTAATTCTATTAATACTTTCATTCAAATTATCGTAATTATTATCTTCTTGATCCTCATCGTCATCATTATCGTCAACAATTGGAGGTTCAATACTTGGTGTGTTATCAGGTTCTGGTTCTGGTAGATCCGTAGATGTTCTTTGTTGTATTGGTTCCACTTCAGGTTCCCCTTGTATTGGTTCCACTTCAGGTTCTTGAGTTTGTGGTTCTCTTTGTGTTGGTTCCACTTCAGGTTCTTGAGTTTGTGGTTCTCTTTGTACAGGTTCTTGAGTTTGTGGTTCAGGTGTAGATGACCAATCTGAAGTAACGTAAGTTACAGACATTGATTTATCATCACCTTCTTTGTAACCTTCTCTTTTTTGGTCGAAGGTCTCTTCATCGTATATTTCTACTTGATTCATTCGTCCAACCATAAAGGTTCTCCAATTACCTTTTTGAAAACCTGTTTTTGATTTTGATGGTTGGTCAACCCACGCTCTTACAACCATATTCCCTTTTTTGGATAAACCAAGTGCGACTAACTCAGCCTTTACTCTTTTACCCGCTTGAACCGTATTTCTTGGTCCGTTATAAAAAAATGACACTGGGTTTCTTTTTTTAACTGCATTAGCAATAGAACCCGGTCTTGATGATGAGTTGTTTAAGTACTTAGGTACACCATCTTTGTTTGTTGCAACTTGTTCCCCAAGTAAGAATTTGTATATGTCTTTAAATAATTTCATTAAAAATCGGGGTATGTTTTAGTTTCAGAAAAGAAATTTCTATTAACACCGTCAACTCGAGTGTTGATATCCGTTAAACTACCTATTTTACCGTTATTTTCACCTTTACCTAACTCATCACCATCAGACAATGCGTTTTGGTGTGTGGAATCATATCCATTACTTTCGTTGTAAGCGTTTCTTCCTGTGTTATCTATTCTTGTGTTGATATCTGTTAAACCACCCACATTTCCTGTATTTTCTCCTTTACCTAATTCATCACCATCCGATAATGCATTTTGATGTACCAAACTATATCCGTTTGAGTCGTTATATGTATTTCTATTGGTTAAATCTGTTCGAGTATTAATATCTGTTAAACCACCAACATTTCCGTTATTTTCTCCTTTACCCAGTTCATCACCATCAGATAATGCGTTTTCATGAGAAGTACCGTATCCATTCGCCTCAGTATATGTGTTTCTACCTGTATTGTCTGTTCGGGTGTTAATATCACTCAAACCACCGATTTTACCACTATTCTCACCCTTACCTAATTCATCACCATCGGATATTGCGTTGGGATGACCAACACTATAACCATTATCGATATTATAAGAGTTTCTTTTAACGTTTTCTTGTCTTTGGATATTGTCTGATTTTGTACCAATTTTACCGTTGTTTTCACCCCGACCTAATTCGTCACCATCAGACAGTGCGTTTTCATGAGATGTACCGTATCCATTTGTTTCTGTATATGTGTTTCTACCTAAAACATCTAACCTACTTTGGATATCAACACTACTACCTATTTTTCCATTATTATCACCTTTCCCCGATTCATCACCATCAGATAGTGCGTTGGGGTGTGTTGTGTTATAGGATTTAAGACTTTTATACTCATTCCTTGCCAATGCGTCTTCCCTAAATTTATCAGATATTGATTGTATTTGACTTGCCATTATAATAAACCTTTTATTCTTTCTACCTCTTCAAAAATACCAAGTGATGATATTGAAGAGACGGAAGTTTTATCAGAATTAGATTTCAACATATTAGTAGGAACACGACCACTTGTTTTTTTTGTGTGTTTCTTTAAAAAACTATTTTGTCTAATATCGTTGAGTTGACCAATTTCATTTGCTCTCTTTTGAGAATTCTTATTATTCTTAATTAAAGTTCTTTCACCATTTAAATGTGTTTCTCCCCATTGTAACATTAGATCACCACCCATAAGTTTAAATTGGATACTATCTTTTAGTTCGGGTTTCTTTAAATCATATATAATTGATTTTAACTGACTGTAACTAACATTTCTGGTTTTAATTAAACCTTTCGCTCTTTGAACACCCACAACAGATTTGTCCTTCAACGACGTTATCACACCGTGAATGTAATTGAATACGTTATCGGGTAATTTAAAAATTCTATTTTGTAGTTTACTGTTACTCATTCTAACTTAGATATTCTTTTATGTCATCAATTGTAAGTTTATGTTTACCGAGTGTCGTTTTCAAAGAACTTAACTGTCTCTTAATGATTGGGTTAATGTCTTTTTTTTCATTAGTTAAAATTTCATCATCACTATTTTTCTTTGTTAAGACGGTTTCCATATAGTCCTTCATGAATTTCTTTGGGTTCTCAACTAACCTAACCTTATCTTCAGGTAGTTTTTGGTCATATCCCATTTTTTCAAGTCTTACCATCGCATCTTCGTGGGTAAGTTTCAATTCCTTCGTAAAATGTTTGTATGCTTCTTTAAAATTATCGTCATCGCCTAATGTGTCGTCATAACCAAGAGACTTACTCATATCTGATTCCGCCCAATATCTTAATGATGTGTGAGTTCCGTGAACACCGTGTGTTCCCATTTGACCAGCATATCCCTTTGCTGTTTGATTAGAGGTTTTTCTTGATGTTATACCTTTTGTATTTGCATCACTTGCTTTACCACCTCGTTGAATATTTCCTTTAGCATCAACAATTTCATCCACATCACCTTCTTCTTCGGCAACTTCAGGAATTTTTTCAAAGTTAGTGTCGTCTGACAGTTTATCAGCCATTTTCTTCCACTTAGCCCTTTCTTTCTTACTCAAACTCTCGTCATTGGCCTTTGCGTAGAAGAAACGTTGTTGTTTTTTAGAGGTAAATTTCTCCTCAATTATCCCTTTTATAAAATTATTCATAGAATATACTTTTATTATAAATATCAAATGTTTTGAAAGATATTTATAAGAGTATGAATAGTCAGGATATTTTAAGGAATTTAGGTATAAGTGTGGACGTAGAGCTCGATAATTCAGAGACTTATGACTACGAAATTGCGGGGTTTAATAACGACTATGACCCTAAATTGTTGGATTTTACTAATTCAATAACGTTTGATACCCCTATATTAAAAGATTTAAGTGATGACGATTCTACAATAGAAAATATTAAACTTTGTGAGTTTGATAACAGAATTAATGATATAAATTACATTTATTCAAGTTTAACGGTGACATTTAACTATGACGAATTTACCGATCATTTTAATATTTTAGACAGTGAGGGAAATGTAGTCCATGATTATGAAAATTTTATTTTAAATAACGACCTTTTCACATACACAGGAATTCCTGGCGAAATACATTACTTTATGATATGTGATCATAGTACCATTAGTGGGGAAACCGATTCACCACCTTCATCTTCAACTTACAGTATAAAATTTGACTTAGACAATAATGGTTTAGGGGAAATTTACAACAACGGATATGGGACATTAAGTCAAAGCATCAAAACAGTTTGGGGTGACTTTAAAGTTAGAACTGCCGAATATGGTACATTCGAAACAAACCCAAGTAGTTTGGAAGAAGTTGTCGTTCATTCATATTTGTATGATAAAAATAACGGAAACGTAACAGGGTGGCACCCAACCCTTCAATCAAACACACCCGAATTAGAAGGAAATCATTATCACTTTGCTGGTGGTGTATCAAAACAAGCAAGTGAGAAAATTATTGATTTAATTATCAAAGATGAGTTTGGGGAATCTGTTATTGGTGACGTATCTATATTTAAAGAGGATTCAATATCTGATTGGACAGTCGGTATGAGTATATATAAAGACTCAATAGGAACATCTATTATGGATGGTGTAGTTACATCAGACGGAATGTCTCCCGTACAAGGTAGTTCTTGGGATAGGTATCACTTTATAGCTAAGAATCAAAATGGAGAATGGACATTGATAAGAAGTACTGATGGAATTGTAACCCACATTGAGGTTGTTAAGGACACCAACTATCTTAAATATCAAGAACTTTACACTGTTGGAATAGTAACAGTACCTTACGACAACACTCCTCAGGGTTGGACTGAGTATCAAACTTGGTTCGATGAAAAAGTTAATGACTCCGCAAATACTGTAATGGTAAATTACTCTAATAGTCCTTCAAGAACAATGGCGTACAGAAGAACATTCCAATACACTAATGGAATTATTGGTGCGATAGGTACTCCCATATTAACAAGAACCGCCGGAAAGAATGTAGGACTTGTTTATCATGAATATTTATCGGGATATACTTTGGAACCAGAAACAGAAGGTACTAACCAACAATTCTCAAACAGTGCATTAACTATTGATGAAAATAGATTTCTTTTGACGAGAGTAGATTTGACCACTGGATTGGTAGTCGATCGTGTATGGTATTCAATAACGTAACGACCACACATAATTTTAATTCTTTATCTGAAGATAACTAATGTTTTTACTATTTATATAGAAAAGTAAAAATGCCATTAGATATCACAGGTTTTACAACTAATTTAATTGAGTGCAGTAGTAAACTCGCGGGTGACTGTTGTCCTATCGACAGTACCTTAGATGTAAGGCCGTGGGCGTATGAGATAAACAAACATGGTGGGACGGATCTATGTGATTACATAATCGAAAGACGACCTGAAAAAGGGTGGACACTTGATTTTGTTTTTAATAGAGATGACTTACCGTGGTCCGTTGGTAGTGTGTTTTATTTTTTTGGTGTAAGAGACGAATATGAACAATCTTTATATGCCGATAATAACCTTTCCTTTGGTTTTACTTCTGATGGAAAAATTGAATGGAACGCATATAGATATTCGGGTAGTTGTGTTAACGAATCATATAAAGAAACTTTTTATCATGATTCGGGAGTAACCCCAATTCTTTGTGAAAATGGTACCTCTAAGGATTTTAACATAACAATTGTATTTGATCGTCACTTAAGACACACCGAGTGTGAAATTGAAAATTCTGGTGGGTGGAATGATTTGATAACAGGATCTACGATAACTAATCCAAGAGCAGTAACCCTTTCAGGAGCGACAGAAAATTACCAATACATTGAAGAGTTAAACAAAGATTGGAATGATGAAAGATATGCAAGATTGGGTGTATTAAAAATATACCTAAATGGTCGACCTATCTATAAAATTGATAATTGGGAAGAAGTCATACCATCTAAAAGAGGTTTTCAACCATTTATCCAATCATGGGGTGGTGGAACCACAGGTTCAGGTGGAGTACACCAAGGTGTGACGAGTTTTAATTTAAAAAGAATCAAATATATTGAGGAACCTCTAAACGCATTACAGGTTAGACACCACTATATTGTGTCAACCAAACCAATGTACGACATTATTGAGTGTCAAGAAAAGTGTGAGGAAACAATATTACCATACAATGATGAAAGTCTAATAATTGATGGAGTAAGTTCCGACATAATGGAAACAGAAAATAACGACATTATAATTTTTTAATAACAATACAATGGCATTTAGAAAAATATCAGAATTAAGTTCAAGTTTAACCCCAAGTGGGAGTGGTATTATACCAATAGTAATAAATGGGACCACCTTTGGAACCACATTAGATGCAATAAAAGACCAAATCAATTCTGTGTTGACACCTCAATATGCGAGTTCGTCAATTACATCCTCGGTCGATACTCTGATAGGTAACGTTTCATCGTTAAACACCTTTACATCATCAGCAGATGGTCGTTTAGACTCTATAGAAATATTTACAGGTTCATTAAATGATTATTATGCGACTGACCAAGAGTTACTTGAGTTACGTGAATATTTTAACACCTATAGTTCATCAAATAACACAGTTAACACTCAACAAAACATACGATTAGATGCATTAGATGGTTTAGAAATTGCGACGGGATCACTTCTTACTCAAATCGAAACTGAGAAAGGTAGGATTGATGCAATTTTATTATCTTCTGATGCGGACAAAGATTCATTTAAAGAAATAGTTGATTTAATTAATAGTGTTGACACAGAAAATGACAACGCATTTGGAACATATGTCCTTAACACAAACGATAGATTAGATTCTTTAGAAATTGAGAGTGGTTCTTCTTCGAGTAGATTAAATAAGATTGAGAGTGTTAGTGGTTCATGGATTACAATTGGGGATTTACCTCCACAACCAACACCTAACCCAACTCAATCACCAGTGGACCTATCCCTTATTGTCGGTCGTTTAGACAAATTAGAAATTGAGAGTGGATCAATTAGAGATGAGTTTAATTCTTTTACCTCTTCATATTTAATTGTTTCACAATCGTTTAATGATAGAATTTCCACCTTAGAGGGATATCATATACCAGAACCAACTGCGACACCAAATGCAACACCACAACCAACACCAATTGCAACTTCTGGACCAACATCGGTTTGGGAGATACTTTCATCAACACATTATGACGGTACCACATTTAATCACATATTGAATACCAAACATGTACCTGCAGGAACAGAATATTTCTGGTCTGTTGATGTTGCTGTCGTTGACCCATGGACTTGGGCGGTAGCTGCTGATTTTGAGGGAGGAGTAATTCCTTCAGGTTCAGGAACAATACCAACATATAATGAAACATTATCGATGTCTGATTCAATTTCTATAACAACAGTGGAAGATGGTTTAACAGAAGGCGACGAGGTTTACCAAATTATTATTAGAGAAGGTAGTGCGTCCGGTCCGATTGTCGAGCAGGTATTAGAGGTTATTGCTCAAACACCAACACCCACACCGAGTAGTACTCCAAATGCAACACCACAACCAACACCAAATGCAACACCACAACAAACACCAGAACCTGATCCACCTACAAGTACACCAAACGCAACTCCTAATCCTACACCAAGCCCGAGTCCTACACCAAGCCCAAGTCCTACACCAACAGTAGAACCAGATCCAACACCCACACCAACAAGTACGGTAGAACCAACACCAACGGAAACGGTTGCACCTACAAGTACACCGAGTCCAACATCGACTCCGGAGTCCACACCGTCAAGTACATTTAATCTCTCGTTAGAAAGAATTCTTAAGGTGGCAACTTATTTTGAGTCTAATAGTTTAGATGGTAATGTTGGAGGTAGATTCGAAACTAATAATCAAACCGTAACATTCAATGAAATGACACAGTGGATGTGTGATAATGATGGACACCTTACAGGTGTCTTAGCTAACCAAGGGAATGAACAGTATCCACATATATTTATCGAAAATGGAAACACCGTAGAAGTTGGAGCCACCATATATCGTGACTCATCAGGTACTCTATTTACCGATGAAGGATTTTGTTTATATATGACACCTGGTCCACTTACCGTGGCATCAGGTCACACATGGGTTAGTGTGGACGCACTAAGTCAAGTAACATCGGTAAGTCAGTTCTCATGTTCTACACCTACAAGTACACCAACCGCAACACCTAATCCTACACCTACAAGTACGGTAGAACCAACACCATATCCAAGTGCTACACCAAGTCCAACATCAACAGTTGCACCAACAAGTACCCCTAACCCCACACCAACGGAAACTGTAGATATCAGTAGTTTTAAATTACACGTTTACAACCAATCATCAACATTTTCAATAACTGACTTTAAATTGGTTAAGTCAAACGGTGCAATGTCTAATAGATTAAGTTTTGATTCTTCGGGGACACACACAATACAACCAAATAGTGATTCACACCATTCTGTTATTACTCTCGACACCGATTACAACAATGCAAGAATTAGTATTCCAACCACAGGTGGAGGGGTTTACTATGGGTGGTATTACTTAAACGGTTCTTTAGCTAATCAACTCGGTACATACTCATTTAGTAATTTGATTGACCTTAGAAGTGGTCCTGGTGGACAATACCAATATTATACATTGTCATCAAGTGACGTGGTAGATTTGTATATTACAGAAACCAACACCCCACCCGTACCAGATCCAACTGCAACGGTGGAACCTACAAGTACTCCTAATCCTACACCAACACCAAGCCCGAGTCCAACATCAACAGTTGCACCTACAGGGTATACAACGACTGTAAATATTAGTACTGTTCAAGATTTTACACCATCACTTACAGGATTAACTTTATGGTATACTGAAGTTTCAGAATCATACAGTCTCACACAAAATCAGTACGACGACACATTGAACTGGATTGAGGTCGGTACCTATAACCCTATTGCTGATTGTTCACAGGGAAATGGTTCTTCAAATCCTCTCAGTATTACTGTTTCTACACCCGTTGATGGGATCACGAATTTCGTTTACGTAATAACACAATATAGAGACTCCAATGGAACTGTTATATACGGTTCTCGATATACGTCCATGTGTAATTGGAATTGGCAACAGGAATACCATCTTAGGTTCGGACTTCAGAGAGGGATTAGTGGGAACACGGTTCATGACCGACAAGACTCAATATACCCTGACACCCTTTCAATTGTAACCCCAACAAGTACACCAACCGCAACACCTACTCCTACACCAACATCAACAGTTGCACCAACACCAACACCAACGGCAACAGTAGAACCTGTAAGTTGTATATCAGCCGCACCTCTCAATATAAACGTAGAGACTGAGTACGATAGTAACACTAATACCACAGACAGAAAATACATAACAAGTGATTTAGATGGAAATGGTGGTTTATTTGGTTGTATCAATGTTAATCGTGGTTCTACAGTAATAATAAACGTTACGGGAAGTGCACCAGATCTTGAAACACACCCAATAAAAATAACTAACTTTAATGGTTTAGATCAGCACGAAGCACCACTCCCTAATGTGGTGAGTACGTGGAATGCAGGGGATCCATACACACTGACATGGGAAGTACCATGTGATGTGGGAATTACTCAATATCAGTATCAATGTGTAAATCACGCAGGTATGCGTGGTGTGATTAATGTGAGTGGAACGTGTCCAACACCAACACCAAATCCAACAAGTACACCAAACGCAACTCCTAATCCTACACCAGCGAATAACACCATATATGTACATACACCTTAATAAGATATGAATAACGAACAACTACAACAATTAACATTATCCATAAATGAATCAACATCTGAAGACGTTGTTTCTGTGGGATACGGTTTTAAAACCGTGAATGGTAAATTAACAAATGAAAAATCATTAGTTTATACCGTATCTAAAAAGAAAGATTTAAATGATATACCTGTAGACGAAAGAATTCCTTCTAATATTACTCATGAGGGTGAAATTTTAAAAACTGATGTGGTTGAAGGTATTGTAAGACCTCAAGGATATGGAATGTGTGACGCGTCTTTTTATACTTGGCAAACAACCGACCCAACTAATAGAGATGATCATAGACCTATAATGGGTGGTGTATCTGTAACTAATTTTAGTAAATTAAGTAATTATGTTGGTACATTAGGTTTTATTGCTGTAGATAATGAAACAAATCATTTGGTTGGGGTTAGTAATAATCATGTACTTGTTAATGATGCGTGGATTACTTCAGAGAGAAATTTATCGGGTGTACAAACCAACGTACATAACGACCCCGTGATTCAACCTAACGAACCAGGTAAGTCTAATTTAGGTTTTACAGTGGGTCAAGTCATAAGATACCAACCATTAAGTTCCCCCACAAACTATATTGATTGTGCAATTGCAATAATTAATGAAGGAATGATAGACCCCAATGTTTCATGGAGACAACACAACATAAACACAATGAATGTAGCTCCAAGATTTGCAACAACACCAGAATTGGATCAATATTTATCAGAAGATGGTAGAGAATATTTTAGTGCGGGAAGAACCACCGGTGGTAAAGGTGAAGGAGTGGTTAAATTATTTAGAGATCAATTTGCATCATCAATAACTATAAACTATAAAAAACAAGGGGTAGACGTGACGACCAAGATGAACGACACTTTCAGTCTAATGGCAAGTGGATCCACAACACCCACCGGCGACACGTGTTTTTACCCATCAAGTGGGGGAGACTCGGGTTCGGCGGTTTTAACATACGACGAAAATATTAATCAGTGGTTAATTGTTGGTCTTTTATATGGTGGGATAATAATTAACGATGATGATATTGAAAAACCTATCCGTACGTTATGTAATAGAATAGACAGAATTGAGAGTCTAATGAATATTAGATCTTGGGATGGGACTATGAACGGAATAACACCATATGGTGGTGGAGATTCAATACACATAGTAGAAGGATCATCACAAGTCATAAGTATGGTAATAGGTGGTAAAACTTATTGGCAGTTAGGTTTGGTTAATTCTACGTCGTATCCACCCTCTATATAAAACACAGATTGTGAAATAGTAAATAAAAAAATAGATTGAATATTTATTAATATGGAATTTTTTATAAGAAAAGGGTCAACAGATCCAATATTAAAGATGAGGTTAGTTGATGATGGACGAAATGATAAGTCTTCATTTAACGATCTTTTAGAGAACTCGGACATTACATTCGATATGTTTGAGGTAGAGACTGAAGTTCCTGTTATTTTGGGTGGGATATGTAATCTTACAACACGTACCAAAAAGTATGACCAAACCACCGACGAATACTACATTACATATAGATTCACTGAGGATCAAACATCGGAAGAAGGTAAGTACGAAGGAATTGTAACAATACAATTTCTTGATACAAATCTTGCACCTACCGAAAAACTAATTGTTCCAATCAAAGAAAAATTATTTATTAATATCATATAATTAGTCCTTCGGGAATTGATTATTTAGTATTTTATTGTTATATTTGTAGCAAGACTAACTACATCATCCAATGATGGTGTAAGATAATGTGTCAACTAATTAAAAACACATATAACAATGATTAAAGAGATAATCTCACAGGAGGTAATCGAGGAATTTCTCAATGGTTCCGATCCCGAAAAGTATATCGTAGGTATAGAGTACGAGTACAAAACAAACACAATTTACAAAATTATCCAAGATCCTGAAAAAGGTAAGATTATTCGTAAGGATACTCTAACCCCATTTCTTTGGGTTAATGACATTAGTAGTTTAAATTTTTACGGAAGAGACAAAGCTCGACAACGTAAAAAGATGATTGAATATGGTATTAAGATCGAAAAGTTAGAGGATAAAGGTCACCAACGACTTATGGAGGGTTATAATTACATCGTGAAAAGTACCAAAGGTTATGGACCTTTGTTGGATTTTTTCAGACAAGGTGGTATTAATCCGTGGGATGAAGATGTAAGAAACCATTTTATTCTGTTAAACCCAAAAGAACAATTTCTCATTCAAAAAGAAAAAAGACTCTTTAAGGGATTAGAAGATTATGACGACGTTCATCGTTTAGTGTTTGATATTGAAACAACAGGTCTTGATCCTGAGGTAGATAAGATAATTCTTATTGGGATGAAGGATAATCGAGATTTTGTTCAGATTATTGATGCTTTCGGTGAAGATGGTGAGGCGAGGTGTATCATAGAGTTCTTTAAACACTTGAGGGAATTAAAACCAACAACCATTGCTGGATATAACTCATCATTCTTTGATTTTCCTTTTATTTTAAAGAGGTGTGAGATATTAGGTATTAACCCTAAAGAACATACTCAGATATTTCACGCTCAAGGAATTAAAGAACGTGAAGGAATGTTAAAATTAGCCAATGAGGTTGAATACTACACACAACACATTATTTGGGGAATGAACATTCTTGATATTGCACATTCTGTTCGTCGATCTCAAGCAATTAACTCGGACATTAAATCGTGGGGGTTAAAGTATATCACAAAATATCTTGGAGCCGAAAAGAAGAATCGTGTATATGTTGAGGGATCACAGATATCAAACATCTATATTGATAATGAAAGTTTTTATATGAATCCTGAAACAGGTAAGTATAAAAAGATTGGGTCACCTGGCACTGAAAACCTATTAGAAAGATTTCCAAATGTTTATGAGGTTTGGACAGGTAGAAAAATAGTAGAACAGTACCTTGAAGATGATTTATATGAGACTATGGTTGTTGACGATTCATTTAGTCAATCAACATTTTTACTATCTAAGGTTGTACCCGCAACTTATGAAAGAGTCTCTACCATGGGAACAGCAACACTATGGAAGTTAATAATGTTAGCGTGGTCATATAAACATGATTTAGCAGTACCTAAAAAAGATGAACGTAGACCAATAACGGGTGGTTTGTCAAGATTACTAAACGTTGGTTATGAGACTAACGTAGTTAAGTTTGATTACTCTTCACTATATCCATCAATACAGTTAGTGTATGATGTGTTTCCCGATTGTGATGTGATGGGTGTTCAGAAGTCGATGTTAAAGTACTTCCGAGATGTTCGTATAAATTACAAATTATTGGCGGCTGAACACTATAAGACAAATCCCGAACTATCAGAAAAATACAACAGAAAACAATTACCAATTAAGATTTTCATTAATGCATACTTTGGTTCATTGTCAGCACCTCACGTATTCCCATGGGGTGATATGGATATGGGTGAAACTATCACATGTGTCGGAAGACAAAGTCTTAGAATGATGATCATGTATTTCCAAGGTATTGGGTATAAACCACTTGTAATGGATACGGATGGTGTTAACTTTTCTGCACCTAAAGACATGGAAAGTCGTAAGTACATAGGTAAGGGGTTAAATGGTCTTGTAGTCAAGGATAAAGAATATGAGGGTCTTGAAGCGGACACTGCGGAATTTAACGATATCTTTATGAGAGGTGAGATGGGTCTTGATATTGATTATGTTTGTCCCGCAACCATTAATCTCGCAAGGAAAAACTATGTATTAAAGAAACCAAATGGTGGTGTTAAATTAACAGGTAACACAATTAAATCAAAAAATCTTTCAGGTTATATTGTTGATTTTCTTGATAAGGGTTTAAGGTTATTACTTGATGGTAAAGGACATGAATTTATTGAGTATTACTACAGTTACATTGAAGTCATATACAACCAAGAAATACCATTAGCGAAGATTGCTAATAAATCGAGAGTTAAACAATCAATAGATGATTATAAAAAACACATACAGAAAAGAACCAAAAGTGGATCTTTAATGTCTCGAAAGGCACACATGGAGTTAATTATGGTTAATGGTTATAATGCGGGTCTTGGTGAAACAATATTCTATGTTAATAATGGTACCGCTAAATCTCACGGTGATGTTTCAAAGAAACCAAAGACCGATGAAGTGAGAATTAATTGTTACATGATTACTGAAAAAGAAATGTCTGACAATCCTGAAATGAAAGGTGAATATAACATTGCTCGATACGTAAATACATTTAACAAAAGAATAGAACCACTTATGGTTGTCTTTAGTCCTGACATACGTAACGATATAATGGTAGATAATCCTGAGAAAAGACAATACTTCACACCTACACAATGTAAGTTAGATTCGGGTAACCCCATGAAAGAGGGTGGTCAAGACAACTATGATGATGTGATGACATTATCTGAAACTGAGGTGATTTTTTGGAATAAAATAAAGAGGGATCCGTTCTTCCTATACTTAGACGATAGTCTTAAACATATTGACCAACATTGGGTTAAACACAATAGAAGTCTATTAGATTTTGAAATAGAGGAATAAATTTATGGGGGTTGAAATAATACCCCCTTATTTTTTAGATTCCAAGGAATGGAGATTGGAATGGTCTATACTTAAGTGACTTATTTAAGTTTTCTGCTTCATTACCTTTTCTCTCTAACATTTTGTCAGGACGTAATCTTTCCAATCGTTGTGTTAGTTCTTCAACAAGTTTTGTTTTCTCATCCTTACCTTCAGTTAAAAGTGAGTTATAATCTAATTTAACTTCACTATCGGGAACTCTTAAGTCTCCTGAAAATTTAGAATATACTCTTCCTAACCCTTCTTTAGAATATGCAATTAGATACTTACGTACCCAATTCTGTGCTGGTCTGTTAAGTGTCTCCCATGTAAGTTCTTCTGTTTCAATATCAGAAGGTAACTTTATAATATCTTTGTTTTTTGCTAAACAGTCATCACGATCGTGGGTATCATAATACCAATACCACACATAATAGTTATGTTTCTGTACAGAACCAAAATCAAACCTACCACCTGGTGTATTATAAAGATGGACGTGTTTTTTTCCTTCAGGACCCGCAGTAACACGATACGTAAGTTCACCACCGATTAAACGATTTTTTAAACCCCTATCTTGCATTCTTGCCAATAAATCATAAGCTGGCATCATAAAGTAAGAACCTGAAGTTCCCATTTGTGCAAATCCACCAACACCACCAGAACCTACACCACCAAGACCACCAAACCCACCTAAAAATGGATCCACGATTGAATCGGTTAATTCTGCTCTTGTAAACCAAAGAAGTTCGTTTATTTCTCTTCCCGCAGCAATTTCATACATTTGTTGGTTGGCAACCAATTGTATTTTATCTAACTTCAACTCCGACTCACCACCTGTTTGAAGACCCACAATTTTAGAATATGCATGTGAATATTGTGTTTCATAGTCAACCGATCTCGTAGTGAACGCTCTTGTTAAGGATTGTGTATCAACATTTAACCCAGCTAATGATGACCACTGTGATTCGATTAACCAATCACTTACATATTGTTCATATTCGTCAAGTGCTAACTCAAGGAATGTATCCATCTGTTCTTCCGTCAACTCGATAGAACGAATCGGCATACCTAAAAGATGAAAAACCTGTGAGTATAACTTCTCTTTGTTTGTTGGTGTTATAATTGTGCTTGGCATATCTTACTTGATTTATTAATATAAATAGTTTATATTTGGAATAATCACACATTTAATTATGGTATCAGAAGAACAATTACAAAAAATCAGAAATAAACACAAATCTAAGTTAGATATATGGAGATACATTAACAGTGTAAGTCCATTAAGAAAGAAACTAAGTTGGAAGATAATGGGTATTGTTAGAATTATTTGGGAAGATCGGGGATTACCACGATACGGTCAAATTATTGAATCAGATGGGAGTACATCTGAAGTGGGTGTTTATGATTATAACCCCGAAAATGACAAATACGATCATAGGAGTGGAATAAACTACACAAACACAAGTTACACACAACATAAATATTTAGAGAAGAAACTAAAAGAATTGTACGGTTACGAGTTACCATATGAGAGAGATTCTGACGGAGGTTTTATTGAGGACACTGTAATTGATACAATAAATGAATTTGCTGAACATTTATATAATCATAGATTCGAGATTTTTGAAGATGGAAAAATAAAGGACTCTTTAGATGATATTAAAACGAAGAATGTTGGTGCAGGAAATAAGTCTCAAAAATTAGTAGAATCAAATCATAAATTAATATGGACAGATTCAATTGGATATGAAGATGACGACATATTAACAGGTGGAAGTACACAAGATTTCAAAGGTATCGATGGTGTAATAAAATTTACAGATCGAAACGAAACGAATCAAGTTAAATCATGTGGTGGATGGTCAATTACTTCAGATGGTAATTACAAAGTAAAAGTTACCACATCAATAAGTCAATATAAGGATATTGATTATATTTCATTTACCCATAGAGGTGATATAATTGTTTTTAAAATTGATATGGATTTAGTTGAAAGAATACATAGTGATAATGTATATTTCATTTTTGACTCTTCCTTACTATTTTTTACCAATCGACTTGATTAACTCCGAAGCAAAAGTTTCGGAATATTCACCATCACCCATAACTTGATCAATTACACTTTTCTTCTTTTGTAGAATATTGTAGACTGTCATTTCAATAGTATTTTCAAAAACAGGATAATAAACCAATACACTATTTTTTTGACCGTAACGATATGCTCTATCTTCCGCTTGTGAGTGATCTGCGGGTACAAACGATAAATCATTCATAATAACAACATCGGCAGCCGTAAGTGTAATACCCACACCCGCCGCTTTAATGTTTCCAATAAAAATCTTTACCTTAGGGTCATTCTGAAATCTATCAACCGCTTGTTGTCTACCATCCTTTGACATTCTACCATCAAGGACAACACATTTCTTTTTGTACTTCTCCCTTAACATGTCTAATGAAACTGTAAAATTAGTGAAAACAATCACTTTACGGTCCTGTTCCAATACATTATCAATTAACTCACAGGTATGTTCCACCTTATCAATTGCAATTAACTGACGTAACCTCATTAAACGATTAAGGGTTACCGTTATACTCTCTTTTGTTTTTTGTTCCTCTGTGATCTTTAAAAACTCCGTTAATTCGTCATCGTAGAATGAACTCTTCATCTCTAACCATATTGGTGAGATAATTTTTTCTGGTAAATCAAGAACGTCCGTCTTTAATCTTCGTAGAACCACCGCTTTCGTTTGGTCTCTAAGTTCATTAAGATTACTTGCACCACTTGTATTCCATATTTTTCTACCTCCCACTCTAAATTGATATCCTTTACAGTACCTTATTACGTACGTTTTCCAATTTATTGTTAAAGGTGATTTAACAATCTTAAGAAGATTATAGAAATTAATAGGTCTTGATGTCATTGGTGTTCCCGTAAGTAACCAAACTTTAGGGATTTTAGTTAAAATATCGTTTAATAATTTAGTTCTTTGTGCTGTTGAGTTTGAAATGTAATGTGCCTCATCAACAATTGCCAAATCAAAACCTTCATTCACTATTGTTTGGTAACCCTCACTTTCTACGTTATTTTCCGTAGTGTGGAAATTTTTTAAAATATCGTAATTTATAATATAGTACTTGTACTGTGCTCCCCATTTTCTACCTTCAACAATTAAAACCTCTTCCTTAGTGTAAAATTCAATCTCTCTCTTCCAATTAATTTTTAAAGATGCAGGACAAACAATTAATACTTTTTTTACATCACTTTCCATTGAAGCAATAACAGTACTTGTTGTTTTACCAAGACCCATATCATCCGCTAAAATAAAATGACTATTTGCAAGTAGTTTTTCAATTGCGGTTTTTTGGTGTTCCATTGGTGGTCGGTGGTCATATGGTGAGTAATCAACTTCTCTGTCCAATGTCTTTTCTTCCTGTATAATAGCAGCCTTTGGTACCCACATAGACATGTGTGGTAAATCTACATTGATGTTACCCCATATATTAAATGCTTTATCACTCTCACATAAGAGTTTTTCCACCCAAATGTGCCGTACTGGTTCAGGTAGTAATCTATCTTCCATTACTTTCTTCCCAAAGTGTTCAGAAATCTCAACATATTTGCGTGCAATTTTAGGTACTGTTTCCCAATGTTTGAGTACGTAATCGGATTGTGGTCGAGTAAGTGTATGATTTTTACTTGTTTCAAACTTTCTCTTCCACGATAGTATTTGGTTATTGTAACCTGTGTATCCCGTCACAATTTCCCTCGCTTCTATTTCAGGTATCTGTCTTTCCATATAATATATTAAATATAACGAAATCAAATGACATTTTAAACTATTTATGTGTATGAGTAAAAAGGTTCCAATTACAAGACTGAGTAAATTCTTCTCAACTGAAGATTTTGACCTGAACATACAAATGGGTGAGGAATACCTTCATGGTGACCTCAATATGAAGTTGGTTCTCTATCGTGTTGATCATGATAGTACCGATACCGATGCAGTATATGCTGAAGTTGGTAAAGATCAAATAAAATTTTACCCACCTGTGGAGTTTAATGCGTTAGTTAAAGTAGAACAACCAAAGAACAGTACATATAAAAGTGGTATGGTTCGATACAATGAACCTGGTAATTTAACATTGTCGGTTTATTTAAAACATTTAAATGATTTAGGTATTGATTTAAAGTACGGTGATTTTATTGGTTATCCTGAAACAGAAGAAAAAGTAAGGTATTATACGGTAACTAACGATGGGAAGGTAACGTCCGACAGTAAACATAATATGTTTGGTTTTAAACCATTCTATAGAACCATAACATGTGTTCCGGCACAAGAAGTAGAATTTAGAGGAGTATAATGGCAACCCCAAAAAAGAAAAACGATATTAGTGTTTACCAAGGAAATGAATTGGTTGACAGAAGACAGGAACTTTTAGATAAGATAACCCAAGGGGATTCGTATTTACCAGATTCCGTTTTACACGATGATTTAGATTTGGGTATGTTGGAATTTGTTAAGAATAATTTTAAAGTTGTTTCTGACGGTGATGAAATACCTATTATACCAAAAATACTCACATTACAAAGATGGGGTGAATTCACAAATACGTGGGATATTTCGGATTTAGATGGTAATATAAAAATACCATTTATTAGTGTAATAAGAAAACCCGATGTACAACCAGGTACTAACCCAAGTTTACAAAGAACAATACCCGATAGACAGCAATTTCATTACGCATCTGTACCAACATGGAATGGTACTCAGATGGGTGCTGACATATATAGAATACCACAACCCGTTGCGGTTGACATATCATACGAAGTAACAATATTATGTACTCGTTTTAGAGATTTAAATAAATTTAATCAAATTGTTTTACAAAAGTTTTCTTCTCGACAATCATATACTACGGTTAAAGGACATTATGTTCCAATTGTATTAGACACTGTTGAAGACAACACACCTGTTGATATTGAATCACGTAGGTTTTATTTACAAAATTATAAATTCACATTACTCGGTTTCTTAATCGATGAAGAAGAGTTTGAAATTAAACCCGCAGTTAGTCGACTTTTCCTTATGAATGAATTCATAAAGTCAAATAACTACGAAAAGAAATTTATGACTAAAAACATTGAGATCACGATCGCTAAGTTTACTGCGGACGGGACCAATACTGTGTTTAGTGTGGGTGAAACAATTGGTATTCTTTTTACTGTTGAGATTAACGGTATTGTTCAAACAAGAGATGATGATTTTTTCCACGTTGGGTATACTTCAAAAATATCTTTTGCGTCTCCACCAGGTGAGGGATCTATAATTACAATAAAATATTATAAAGGTAAATCAAATGTTTTTATTGACAGTTCGGGTAACCCAAGACAAGTTTCTACGGAAGATTTTGAATATACGGGAGAGTCTTTAACGTTCACAACAACAAATGCAATTGATAGTGTGGTTAGTTTTGACCTAAATGGTTTGACACAATTAGAAGGTGAAGCATTTGAAGTTTCAGGTAGAACTACTCTAACCTTATTAGGTACACCACGTGTTGGTACTATTGTAGGTGTGGTTTATCTCCACTAATTACTCCCCGTAAAGGTCGTCTTTTTTAACCTTACAATGTTGATCTATCCACTTTTCAACAACTCTGTACATTTTAAATCCGTTGACATCACAATATTTTTTTAACTTATTATGATGTTCTTCACCTATTTTAAGGTTTTTACTGTTTTTATTCCCCATAAAGATAAATATAGATAAAAAAGGATCCTTAAATATACCCAAATAGAAAACTGTCGGTCTCTTTACTAAAATTCAGGATATTTATAATAAACAATAAAAATATTTAACTAAAGTAATCAATGGCAAATTCAAACAGAGTATTCGTTTCTCCAGGTGTTTATACATCAGAGAAAGATTTAACGTTCGTAGCTCAAAGTGTGGGGGTAACTACATTGGGATTAGCGGGAGAGACCATACAAGGTCCAGCGTTCGAACCAATACTAATAAGAAATTTTGACGAATTCAAAACATATTTCGGACCAACTTCTCCGACTAAATATTCGGATGGAAATCCAAAATATGAGTTAGGGTATGTTGCGAAGTCGTATTTACAAGAATCAAATCAACTTTTCGTAACGAGAGTATTAGGATTAACAGGGTACAAACCAGGTCAATCTGTATCGATAAAAACATTAGGTGGTATAACGGTAGACACCGATGACTTAGTGGGTGGAGCAGGAACATCTCACACACTTACAGGAGCAACTAACAACATTTCAACATCTTCATTTATTGGAGATCTTAATGGTAAGAACGCTACTGACGGTTCAACAGTACAGTCGTTTATTGAAAATATTGCAGTTACTGGTGGTAAGTGGTTCACTATTGGACATGTTGAGTCTTCGGACACGGCAGGATTAGTAACATCGGATCAAGTTACGGGACCTATTGGAAGTAACTCAACCACTAATTGGTATAACGTATTCTTTAAAGATAGTTTAGGTACTATCGATGGTGTTTATGGATATCTTTTTCTCTATGACGGAGTAAATGCAGGATGGAAAATTACACAGTATGAATACGCTGCGGTTGAAAACGAATATGGTGGTCAAGTAGTGGCATGTTTAAGATCAAGAGGTTCATATGCTGGACAGACACTTAATTTAGAAGTTACTGCATCTGCAAACATATTGGCGTCAGGTTCAGAAATTTCAAGTAACCCATTAGGTGAGTTCACGTTAGATGTGACAGGTTCAACGAGTGGTGCAAAAACATTCACATTGAGTTTAGACCAATCATCTAACAAATATGTAACTAAAGTTTTAGGTACTACGGTATTTGGAAAAGATAAAAAAGACATTCCTGTTTATGTACATGAGGTTTATTCTAAAACATTAAAAACTCTAAATGAAAAAGGGTTAGTAAGAGGTTTAAAGATATCACCATTAACATACACATCAGAAGGTAATAGTTTTGTGGGTCAGTGGGAAACACCGGCATCACCAGTTGTTGTATCTGAAGTACGAGGTGGAACAGTTAATGATTTATTTAACTTCATTAGTATTTCTGATGGTAACGCGGCTAACACACAAGTTAAAATTACATTTCAAAACATTGACCTTGAAACAGGAGACTTTGATATTGTAATTAGAGACTTCAACGATAAAGACGATAATTTAAATGTACTTGAGAAATTCACAAGATGTACTATGAATCCTGAATTACCAGGTTATGTAGCGAGAAAAATTGGAACTTCAGATGGTGAATATGAATTGAGGTCTAAATTCGTAATGTTAAACTTATCGGTAAACCCACCTGTAGATGCAGTACCAGCGGGATTCAAGGGATATACTTCCCATTCTCAAGGTAATACAATTCAAGGTAGTATACTTTATAAAACAGATTACAATGTAGCGGGTACCGTAACAGGTTATACTGCTAACGGTGAGAGTAAAATCTCGAACGGAGATAAAATAAGAAAAGTTTCTCTTGGTATATCGTCACAGATTGGTTTCGATAGTGATATCTTAGAATATAAAGGTAATACAACCTCTAATGTAACTTACGGTTTTCACTTATCAACAAACGCATCAACCATTACGGGAGATACTACGTACAAAACTACATCATATGATTTAGAAGGTACTAATAAAGGTTTATTGGAAACTAAACAATATAGAAAATTCACATTAGCAATGGGTGGTGGATTTGATGGTTGGGATATCTATAGAGGTACGAGAACTAATAGTGATGGTTACATCTACGGTAAAAATACATACGTAAGTGGTGACACGAACAATAGTGGTGTATTTAGTACTGATATTGGAAATTCTGATTACTACGCTTACTTACAAGCAATTGAAACATTCTCTAATCCTGAGTCGGTTGATATTAACATATTTGCAACACCAGGTATTGACTTTTTGAACCACAGTTCATTGGTTAACAACACAATAGAGATGATTGAAGGTGATAGAGCGGATTCACTTTATATTATGAACCCACCTAACACAGATACAGTTGATGAAATTATTGATCAATTGGATACTGTAGAAATGGATACTAACTATTCAGCCACTTACTGGCCTTGGATTCAAATACGTGATACTGATAATGCAACACAGATATACTTACCACCAACAGGTGAGGTTCTAAAGAATATTGCACTAACAGATAATGTATCTTACCCATGGTTCGCAGTAGCGGGTTACTCAAGAGGTTTAGTAAACGCGATTAAAGCGAAGAAAAAACTTACTTTAGAGAATAGAGATGACTTATATAAAGCAAGAATTAATCCAATTGCAACATTCTCAGACACAGGTACTATTATTTGGGGTAACAAAACTCTACAGGTTAGAGAATCAGCACTTGATAGAATCAACGTAAGGAGATTATTGTTAAGAGCAAGAAAATTAATTTCAGCAGTTGCAGTTAGATTGTTATTTGAACAAAATGACGAACAAGTAAGAAATGAGTTCTTAAGATTGGTTAATCCTATTTTGGAGTCGATTAAAAAAGAAAGAGGACTTTATGAATTCCGTGTAGTTGTATCGAATGATCCAGAAGATATCGATGCTAACACACTTAGAGGTAAGATTTATATCAAACCAACAAGAGCACTTGAATTTATAGATGTTGAATTCTTAATAACTCCAACAGGAGCATCATTTGAGAATATATAATAAAAAAAAAGAAGGGGAGATACATTGTAGTATTTCCCCCTCTAAGTAAAAATTGAGATGACACCCAGTATAATGCCAGAATAATGCAAGTAATAATTGATATTTAAATAATAATTATATATATTATATAATTAACTTATAAATCTTTTAAAGTTTGCTACCAGTATTACTGGGTAAATAAAAAATACGTAATAAAATTGACAAAGTCAACTTAATTGACAATAAATTTTAAAATATTTCACTAAGAGAGATATTTATAATAAAGAATAACTAAAAGAAAACAAATATAAAGACATGGCAGATTTATTAATGAAAATGCCGGTTCCCTACGAACCGAAAAGAGTTAACCGATTTATCGTTAGATTTCCATCATCATTGGGAATCAATGAATGGTATGTAACGTCGGCAGCAAGACCGAGTGCTAAGATAAACGCGGTGGAGATACCATTTTTAAATACCTCAACTTATGTTGCTGGTAGATTTACATGGGATACCCTAAGAGTTAAATTTAAAGATCCAATCGGACCATCAGCGTCACAAGCGTTAATGGAATGGTTTAGATTACACGCAGAATCTGTAACAGGTAGAATGGGTTACGCTGCAGGGTATAAAAAAGATATTGAATTAGAAATGTTAGACCCAACTGGTGTTGTGGTTGAGAAATGGATTCTTCAAGGTACGTTCATGCAAGATTTGAATTTTGGTGAATTAGATTACAACAATGATGCACTTGCAACAATTGATTGTACATTGAGAATGGATAGATGTATCCAAGTTTACTAATAAAATAATCTGTCAAATATATTAAGGGGACCACTATGGTCCCTTTTTTTTTGTTTAAACTTTACTTTAGTCTATTTATTCGTTACTATTAAACAATATGGAAGATAAACGTGAATATGTTATAGACCCAAACATCAGTTATGATGTTGTTGAGTTGCCGAGTCGGGGTATTATGTACCCTAATCGAACAAAATCCGTCAAAGTTGCTTATTTAACTGCGGCAGATGAAAATATCCTGTCTTCACCAAACTTAATTGCAAGTGGGGAGGTAATTAATGAACTACTTAAAAGAAAAGTTCTTACTAAGGAAATTGCAATTGAAGATATGGTTGAAGAAGATAGACAAGCAATTCTTATCTTTTTACGTAATACTGCATTCGGACCTGAGATTGGAATGAGAATAACCGATCCAAAAACAGAAGAAGAATTTGAAACGGTAATTGATTTATCTGAACTAACATACAAAGAATTCAACTTAGTCGAAGATGAGAACGGACAATATCCATATTTCTTAGAAAAAAGTAAGGTTGATGTTACATTTAATTTCTTAACACCTAATGATGAGAAAGAATTAAATGAAATCACCAAAAGTTGGAACGGTCTTGGTACCGCACCAATCGTCACAAAGAGATTAGAGAAGATGATTAAATCGGTAAAAGGAAATAAAGACCCTATGAATATTAGGAATTTTATTGAAACAATGCCAATTGCTGATTCTCAAAAGTTTAGACGTTATGTAAGAGATAATAAACCTGGGGTGGATTTGTCCCGAACAATTTACGCCCCATCAGGAGAAGAAGTTACGTTCAACGTAAACTTCGGGGTGGAGTTTTTTCGTCCTTTCTACGGATTATAGGAGTAATAGGCTTACGGAGATCACATTCTTAGTTCAAAACGGGTTTACACACGCAGATATTCTTGATATGCCGGTTTTTGAACGAAAGTACTACATTGAAAAAATTATAGAGCTCAAAAACCCACAGTCTTAATATTTATTGATATGGCAGATATTGGTAGGCAAACTAAGATGTTGAAGGATTGGGTAGAAGCAAATCCCAATGCGACAACAGAGGAACAAATGGCAAAGGCAGTCAAATTAGCTAACGCCGAGAAACAAAAAACATCAGGTAATGGAAATCCTGAGGAGGGTTTAATTGCTAAATCAATTTTAGCATCCGCGAATACTGACCAATATGCGTCTGTTAGTAGTAACACATCAATCGAGAAATTTGCTGAGTTATATACTAAAGCAAAAAATGAAGGGGGTAACCCTATAGAAAAGTTCTTTTCGGGATTACAAGGTGTAGCCACTAATCAAACTGAAACATACGCCAAAGAACAAGTATATATGTTACGTCAGATGAACGCAGAAATGGGTTTGACTGGTGATTTTTCAAGAGATTTTAGGGATTCATTAAATGAGACAATTCCAGCCTTACAAGGAATGGGTCTTGGTGTTTCTGATATTGTTGAACATACGAAACAGATGGTTGATGATTCAGGTAAGTTTGCATTCATAACAACTGAATCACAGATTAAGGCGGCTGAAATTGCCACTGCATTTGGAATGACAATGAAAGAACTTGCGGGTTCTTACAAATCGTTTGAAAATGTTGGTATTGGAGCAAGAGGAGCAACTACTGCAATCGGTGAAGCGGGGAAAAGATCGTTAGAGCTTGGTTTACAATCACAAACAACAATTAAGGGTTTACAAGATAACGTTGAAAAATTAAATGAATTTGGTTTCCAAAATGGAATACGTGGTTTAGAGAATATGGTAAGAAAATCAACAGAATTTAGAATGAGTGTTGAAAGTGTCTTCCAAGTTGCTGATAAAGTATTCTCACCTGAGGGTGCACTTGAAATGGCGGCTAACCTACAAGTGGTTGGTGGTGCTATGGGTGCATTAAATAACCCACTTGAAATGATGTATATGGCAACTAACAATGTTGAAGGTCTACAAGACGCAATACTTGAATCATCAAAAAGTCTTGCTACGTTCAATAACGAATCGGGTAGATTTGAAGTTGTGGGTGTTAACATTAGAAAGGCTAAGGATATGGCAGATGCTTTAGGTATATCATACAAAGAACTTACTAACTCGGCAATTGCGGGTAACGAAAGAATGCAAGCAATGAATGATATGTCAGGGGTTAGTATACCTGAAGAAACAAAAGAATTCCTTACCAACCTTGCTACATTAAACGAACAAGGGGAAATGACAATTGCTCTTAAAGGTGACGTAGCCGAAAAACTTGGAAAAACCGAAATTAAGATGACTGACATGACAACGGAGATTGCTGCGGAATTGAAGAAATACCAAGACGACTTTAAGACCTTGAATCCTGAACAAATTATTGAACAACAAGCAAATGCGGTTCAAAACATCATGAGAGATGTAAATATGCTTTTAGGGGTTGCAAGAATGAAAGCGGCTGGTGTCGCAGATTCGGGGATTGAAGCACTATTTGGTATGGACTCTAAAGATTTGGGAAAATTAATAAGTGGTAAGAGTGAGGATGGTAAAGATTATCTAACCACATATATTGAAAAAGGAATGTCGGGTCTCCAACAAGTAATAAATAAAGCAAGTTCATCGGCTGACGACATTAAAGAATCTCAAAAAAAGGAAAAGGAACAAGCGACAACTCAATCAAATACAACTCAAGACCAAACCATTACCATCAAGTCGGACTCTGCAATGGGAGCATACCAAAGACAAATACAGAGTAATCCTCAATATTGGGCCGATTTAATGAAGAGTGATCCACGTGGATATACAACATAAAACTTACCAAATTTTACTTTTGAATCTATTTATCTAATAAAATAAGATATGCCAAGTTACTTAGATTTTAATTCAACGAAAGTGTTTAGAGATTCTATACTTGCAAGGACTCTACAACAACCTAACGGACCACAAACATTTAACAGTGGAGCATATACCGTTGAAACTTTAAGAGACAACGCAAATGTAGATCCAGGGGACGTTGAAACTAATTTACAAACCTATTTAGCGGTTCCTGAGAACCTCAATACTTTTGGTGCTGATGATTTCAGTACTGTTACGGATTTAAGAAACTTAGTTGGGCTTGATGATTTGGGTTTATACCCATATTATACTGCGGGTTCATACAATAATTTAATTAGTATTATGACTACCGAGGATTATGAATCGGAGTCTAAACTAATGCAATTCGCGGCTTGGAACATTAAAAATAACAAACAAGGTCCTGTTCTTGCAAGAATTACACAGAACTTAGTTGCTGCAACATACGGTAGAGTAAGATTAATTGATGCCTTGAATGGTAATACCGCAACAGCAATTAATTTAATTACGGGTCGTGAAGACTTAATTGAGAAGAATTATAAAATTACAGTCGCTAAAACAATAGCGGGTAAGGCAATTGATTTCTTACAAACAGTTGCGGGTGTTGAATTCCCATGGAGTGAAATACCTGGTGATTATTTAACAAACCCAAGGAACCCAATAGTTAATAGACCTGAAGCACAAACAGGTTTAGGTAAAGTATTCCAAGACATTACAGGTGCGTTGGGATCTTTATTAGGAATACAAAGAAGACAGAAACCAAGTAGAAAACCATCAGATCTAATGATCGAATATATGGGAGGTGGTCAAAAGGCGGTACTTTTTGATAATTTAAGTTTCTCAACATACGCACCAAACTATACTAAAACTGCAAGATCACAACAATCATCAAAACTATTTAATTTTCCTAATCAAATTGGGGACGCAATTAATGATATATTAGGAGCGGGAGCACCTGCGGGACAAGCGTACATTGGTGATGATAGAGGTGAGGATGTAAACTACGCAATGAACGATTTCAATGAAAATGTCATTAGAAGTAGTTACTACCTTAGTTTATTATTTGATCCTGTTCAAACAGAACTATTTGAAATAAAAAGAAACATATCAGAAGGTGGTCAAATAGGTGGTAAACTTACTTGGTACAGTAGAAATTCAAAAAATAAGTTAGGGGCAAACAATGAAGAATTTAACAGTGAGAGATCACAGTTCGAACAGAGTTTATCTAACTCATATTCTTTTAGAAGTGATTCTATATTAGATAAAACACAACAACTTCTTAATTCAATGCCATCAGATGGTGGTGCTGCAAGAGGTCATGTTGCAAACGCAATTGATCAAACGAGTAGAATTTTTAGAGAGGGAAACACTTTAATGTCAAGAGGATCCGCAATTAAATATGTGGATAAATTTAGTGGTGATGAAGGTGGTGTTGAGTATTGTCGGGTTTGGACTAAAGATAGGTCTTACATGAATATGTCCGATACAATGAAAAGAACAGGAAATATTAGAAAGTTCGATTCAAGTGTTATGAGTACACCGTGGAACTTAAATATTGCACCAATGTCCAACGGACAGAATGGTGACCCTGATACGGCATTCGCTTCATCAACTAATATTGTAAAAGCGGGGGATGGTTATGTAGCAAAAAAATATATGTTCTCACTTGAGAACTTAGCTTGGAAAACATCTAACACTCCAGGTTTTATGGTAAGTGATTTACCATTTTGTGAAAGAGGACCTAACGGAGGTAGAGTTATGTGGTT